ATGAGTCCCAAGAATGATTTTAAAGCTTTTTCCATTAGTAATAATGCGAATGTAGTGAGTCAAGAAAGATATGAAGAAAACCCGACTTTAAAGACTGGATTTCCACCAGAAAATATTACCACTCATTTACTCAATAAGGTATTACGTCAATCTTCAACAATATCATCTATAATAGCTGACTTTATCGCTACACAATCTGGCAATGATGTTCTTGATGATGGAGATATAGTCAAACTCACTACTCAATTAAATAAAGCCTTAGAAAAAAAGATCGCAACAGAAGTTCCCAGTGCTTCATTAACTCAAAAAGGAATAGTTCAACTCACAGACAAAACCGGCAATAGTAATTCACTTGCAGTCACTCAGAAACTTGTTTCTGATGTAAATAATAATGCTAACAACAGATTGGCAAAAAACCAAAATGGCGCAGACATTCCTGATAAAAATGCGTTTGTGAAAAATCTCGGATTGACGGAAACGGTGAGTCAGGCCAAGAATGCCGTGCCAAATAGTAGAAAAATTAACGGCAAGGCGTTGACTGGAGATATCATTCTAAATGCTGGGGATGTGGGAGCATTTAGGCTCGGATTAACAGAAAGATACACTGTTAATAACCAAGTCCCTTGGAACGCCAACACAGGGTTATATGATTTGCTGAACCCTGGAATAGATTCTTCACATATCGCTCATTTCAATAATGGCATTGGAAGTTGCCCAGCTTTTCAATTGAAAGTGCAATACAGAAATGGCGGGATTGCTTATCGCTCTGCCCGTGATAGTTATGGTTTTGAGGAAGATTGGACTTATATTTACACAACAAAACATAAACCGACTGCGGCGGATATCGGAGCATATGCAAAATCCGAAGGATCTGAATTTATCCAGCCAAAATATGTGACTCAAGCGAATATAACTGATTTTACAGCATGGATAAAATCATTGCCGCAGGGCGGTCATGCATTCAGATTTAACGGGGATCATGGCATTGGCTATCCATGGTCAGGCGGCTATATAACCAGAATGAATGATATATGGGCAGGATTTGTCGCGCATTATGGCTATAACGATATTAGCTTTATCCACGGAAATGATGGGGGCGGAAATACAAAAGTTAGCCGGCTTTGGACAGATAAAAATGCACACCCTGACGCTAACGGCATTCTTAGAAGAGCCAGCCCAGTTGTAGATATTCATCCAGACGGAACCTACGAATTAACCAGCGAAGCTGAGGGAATGACTGTTAAGCGTGTAGATACCGGGAAATATCGTATCAGTGGCTGCAACGGTTTTGCCAAAGATGGAGCATGGGGAATTCACGGTGGAACTGTCGTTCCAGCAGATAGCAACGGGTTAAACCTTATTTGGGTTTGCGAATCGGTAGACACATCCAGCGGTGATATAACCATCGAATGTTACCATCGTCAAAATACAGACGCGCCGAAATTTGCTCAAAATAAGCGTGTCAAAAGCGTAACTGCCACAGGAGAAATCGTTTATTACAATGATAGTGAACCATGCGATATTCCAGACGGAAGAGTAATTAATATTCGAGTGCAACTACCTGAAAAACAATAATAATGTAATCAGGGCTATATAGCCATGTAATAGAATCTCGGTATTCCTCTCCAGGAAAAATAAAAGCGGTGTAAATATGTATTACCAATAAAGCAATAAACATTCTCATTGATATAATGCCAAGTGAAAAATCACATTATTTCACTTGGCAGACAACAGCCAACAATTCCCTATTCTTACTTTTGGCACCTCCGGCCATCCAACATTAGCAGCTTGTAAAATATCTACCTTGCTTAGTAATACTCTGTATTACTTCCATTCTGGTAAAGCAGCCTCTTCTGTTTTTTGAAGCTTTTAATAAGCGTATTTTTGTTCAGTCATTATGCTGCTCTTACTATGTAATTAAAAGCAATGTTGCGGGGACGGGTTTCATGTTCACCATTCATTCCAATAGATTTACCTTCCCCTAAACCCCCTCGATAGCTAGCTCCTCCAGTCATACTGCCACGCACAGGATCTGTATCTTCAAGAGTTTGACTCGGGCTATCAGTAGTCGAAATGCAATGATTGTGCCTTTTAAACGCATCAGCCTGAGCGCTCAATAGATTACGTCCAATATCGATGCCACGCCCATCATCCCATCCGCGGATAAACTCACCCCTTAAATCGGGTAATCTACCATCAGGATAAGCTTCAGCTAATTTCGGGTACTGTAATTTATTAAAAGCTGAACCGTTACAAGTGAAATAGCCAATAGGTGGATGGGGCAACGGCCACGGAATAGGAGAACCGACAGGAACTTCACTGGCTATTTTAATCCGATTATCTATCTCTTCACGGGTATATTCACGTAATGAACTTATTACCTCCTGAATAAGCTTTTGTGTAACCGCCAATGTGTCGCTATTGCCAATCACATTGGTAAGCTGGACAACACCTTTTTGTATTAATGAAGCACTGGGAATATCTGTTGTAATTCTTTGTTCTAATGCTTTGTTTAATTGGTCGGTGAGTCTAGCTATATTTCCATCATCAAGAACATCATTGCCAGATCGTGTTGCGATAAACTCAGCCACAACAGATGATATGGTTGATGTTTGACGTAATACCTTATTTAACAAGTGAGTAGGAACATTATCCGGTGAAAATCCAGTCTGCAAATTCTGGTTTTCTTCATATTTTTCTTGGCTTACTACATTCGCATTATCACTAATAGAAAAAACCTTAAAATCATTCTTGTGACTCATATACCTTCTCCTTAAATTAAATAATTTTCTTTATAATTAACATACTGAATTATTGTAAAAATAATCCCTTGCAATTCACATCAATCAAAGTCTAGTTCATAAAAAAAATAATGCAGCATAGCCAACAGACCAATTCGGTAATTTATAGGAATGCCATTCTTTAGCTATAACTTCAAAAATATTAGTTGCTTGCCTGATTAGCTCCTACAGGATTCGATAAAGTGAATTATTTTATTGTTTTTAAATGATTTTATTTAGTTCAATTATCTTATATGCCCCAGATAAATTTCTTTATCGATATATATCCAAAGGAGGCCCTTCATCTGGATGATTTGGGTAATAACTTTCACTATTATCAACGTCCAGTAATACTTTACCATCAATAGTGGTCAATTCTCTTTGGTTTATTTATAAACAGAACACATCCATCTGATAAAAAAGTGATTAAACTGCTCTGGCTTGATACGAGAAACCGTCAGGGCAATAGCACCATTAACAGATACACTTTCTTTTAACATGTCTGCCTTAGGTGATCTTTCTCATATTCCCACACATCACTCATCTTGCAACAAGTATAAAGTATTTCTCATTATCCAGAATACAGCAGCATATGTCTGGGCAAAATACGCTATAATCACGAGTCATACTTGAAAAATAGTTAGCAGCCATTGTAAATCATAAAAGAAGAATAATGACTTTGTTATGCAGAATAAAAAAGGCACTTAGCAAAATTTGGACACCTTCTTCTTGCCAAGATGCAACAGAGAACATATCCAATGATATCCAGTATGATACACTGACCCCAAAAATAAAAACTGATGACAGCGTAAATGAATACTTTAAAGCACTAGATTTTGCATTTTCAAAGAAAGATGTAAAGAATATTGCTATCACTGGACCTTACGGTGCAGGTAAAAGTACAGTGATACTTTCATACATGAAAGCTCGTCACGATAAAAAACACATTAATGTGTCTCTTGCTGATTTTAATATTTCTGAAAAAGGAAGTGGGAAGCCTTCTGAAACCTCTGAGATTGAACTCAGCATACTTCAACAAATACTCTATAAAGAGAACAGAGAAAATCTACCAGATTCGCGGATAGATAGAATAAAAAATAGAAATAAAAAACATGTCTTTTCAATATTTTCTTCTTTCCTTTGGTTTGTCACCCCTTTATTTATTTTATGCTTAACTGTTTTCACCCCCAAAATACTTATATTTTTCGAAGCAGAAAAAGAGGTTATTCTTTATTTTAAAGAACATTATATTTATCGTATGATTTTATCAATAATCTTTGCACTGATTGGTTTATTTTTCATTATTAGAGGAGCGTCAAAGGCTGGCATTTTTGATAAGAAATTAAAGTTAAGCAAGATAGCCTTTCTGCAAGGTAAGGCTGAGATGACTTCTCAGGAATCTTCTTCCTTACTTAATAATTGCTTAGATGAAATTGTATATTTTTTCTCTGTATCAAAGTATAAAATAGTAGTTTTTGAAGATCTGGATAGGCTAGGGAATACTGAGATATTTGTTAAGTTAAGGGAAATAAACCAGATAGTAAATAATAATATTCGAGGAAATTGGCCGGTTATATTTATTTACGCCGTTAGAGATGATATATTTTTAGGTTCAGATGTACGAACTAAGTTTTTTGATTTTATTTTACCGATAATTCCAGTCATGGATAGTCGTAATGCTTATACTATTTTAAAAGAAAAAATTAAAAATTTTTCAGAGTCTGAGCATAGTCTTCTTAAACAGACATCTTTATATATAAGCGACATGAGATCACTTCAAAATATTGTTAATGAATTCAATATATTCAGAAATATTGTTGATAACAATCAAAATGAAGCAAAGATATTTTCTCTAGTCTTTTATAAAAACCTTTACGCACAAGATTATAATCTCATTGATAAAAAATCAGGCGTCCTGTATTCACTTATAAATGATTACAGGCTAAAGAAATTACATGAAGAATATTTCAAATCTCTTGATGATAAATTATCTTCTCTTTATTCAAGACTAGAAAAACTAAAAAACGAAAAGGCTATATCAGACTCAGATGTAAGAAAGGAGTTGTTGTGTAGGTTTATATCTGAAAAATTATGGCCATATGTTTGTTTTGCACATAAAATTGATAGCTACTATAGTCATTTCAAAACATATAATGCAGAAGAATTTTATAAAAATGATGATACATTTCAAAGTTTCTTTAATTTGAACATCACATTATATATAGGGTATTATTTCAACAAAAACAATCAACAACATGTTGAAATTGAAGGAAATAATGTAATTAATGAGTATAATAAGCGTATAGAACTAGTTTCATCTGATAGAGATAGAGAATATAAAAAAACTCTGGGAGAAATAGAAAAAACCAAAGAAATTATCCGTATACGAAATGCAATATCTCTTGAAAATTTAATTAAATTAATAGGAAGAGAAAAATTCATTAAATTAGCTTATAAATATCTTAACTCTATAAAGGTTCCGGATATTATAGGAAAAGAACAGCTAGGCACTATTCGTTCTGAATTTAAACATGGAGGATTGGACGCACTTTATTATCTACTATCTAATGGTTATCTGATGCAAGACTTTATGATGTTCAGATCTATTTTCTATAAAGGAGCTATTTCAGTTAATGATAACGATTACATTAAATCGGTAGGATTTTATGTAACTTGTGAAGACGCGAACCAAAATTTTGCGCTTGATAATGAGAAAGATGTTATTCAGGACTTGATAAGCCAGCATTTTATATATCGTGAGGGGGCTATACATCATCAACTCATCACATATATGCTGAATCATGAAAACACCTATAATACCTATCTTGATGAAATCATTTCGAACCTCTTTAGTAAATCTGCTAGTGAAATACTAACAGTATTTACTATTCTTGATGAGAAATTCGCTTATTCTGATTCTTTTAGAAAACTTATCATCACTGCACTAAGTAAAAATCATCACTTCGATAAGATGGTTTCAATACTTAATGAAAACGAACTAGGGATCATACAAACGAAGATTGCTGTTAACATAGTAGCCTTTATTGCCCCTGATATATCCTCTCATAGAAATAAGTATCGTGACTTTGTTGTGAATACTGGATATGGATTAGTATCTCATCTTGACAAAGAAACGATAGATTCATCCCTCAATAATATAAAAGTGTTAGACATCATGTATGAGGATATTACTTCTCCTGTTTCTGATATTGAATATCAGGCTTTAAGGTTTGTAGCAGAAAACCATATGTACAGTCTTTCAAAAGATAGCTACAGAATTGTGGTATCCACATTACTGAAAGAAAAAAGTATCACCTATGAGCAGGTTGATAGACAACCAATGTCTTTGATTGTGGAAAATCATCTTCAGGCCGTAAAACAATACATAGATAAAAATATTGATCTTTTTGTTCGTAACATCTTTATCGATTCGGAAGAAGAAAGTGCGACAATTGTTGAGATGCTTAAACATTCTGAATTATGTGATGAACTGAAGACTCAGATTGTAAAAGAAATGTCGTTTACTGTATCAGAGCTTACTATGTTTGCGGAAACAATTGATGTTAGCTCGTAATGTTTAGAATGGTTGCATAAAGATTGAATTATTTTAAATTCTGTTAAATTCCATAACCTATGATCAAGTTTTTCCTCTTTAGACCATTTATCTATTGACTTAGAAACGTAATTTTTACCATTCCCCATGTGTATCCACTCTTTCAAATGATACATAGGAAATAGAGCATCTATTAATGATTCTTCAGTCTGTAATTCTTTGAATATATGAATTTTCTTTTTCAAATGCTCAAACATAGCTTCTGCTGTAGTTGTATTAAAAAGCCCACCCATTATTTTAACCCTCAAATAAATCAAATTCAGTGTAGGATATCGAAAAAAATTTCTAATAATGATACATAAATCTGAATTTTAATAATTTTAGAGTATGTGATAAAAAAGGCTATAAAAATATAGCCATGAATATCAATTAATAACTACAAACATTATTCTATCTCATGGCTAATTCCAGTGGCACCAAACTATTCAGTGGAAACTTTATAAATTAATCGTTCAATAAGCTGACCGTCCATATCAAAATATCTACCAGGCCAAATTTCAAAAAGATGTATTTCGAGATAGCTAGCAATAATCCACTCGTCTTTAGACCAAGGGCAATTCAAAGTATTAACTAATGCAGATGAACTGAGTCCCGCTTCACACGATACAGCCTATACCCCCAATGCAAGCAACTTCTCTTTACCTGCAATCCGATATTTTAGACGCTAATAACGCGCTCCGCTATTCTTCACCAGTAAATACAAACCACTACCATCAGCTAATTTATAATCAGTAGCTTTGGCCTTTGCTGACTCTATCTGTCTGGCATTTAATTTCATATGGGGGTATCACTTTTCATTGAACCTGAACTCCTACAGGATTCGATAAAAAGAATCATATTATTGTTTTTAAATGATTTTATTTAGTTCAATTAGATAACATGCCCCCTATAATGCCCCCAAATTGTTTATGGCTTGAAAAACCTGACTTACATGAACAGCCTAATGCATAATTAATAAAAAATGCTCATCTCTGTATTAGCAAATAGAAATAAAGTATTTCCAAATCTATCATTACGTAGAAAAAGCTTCCATGAAATGCAGCTATATGAAAAAGATTCAATAAATATTTATAATAATGTTAAGTGATAATTACTTTATTAAATAAAGTGTAAAACAACCAAACAGTTTATAAATTAGTTGATTATACTATTTGTTATGCACTATGATATGGAAAATATTATAGCATTAGGTTGTGATTATTAATATCAAAGGAGTAAAAATGGAACTTAATATATTTTCTAAAAATATAAAATCCAGTGGATTTATATTGGAAAATAAAATTTCCAGCATTTTATCTAGTAATAAATGGAATGTGATTAATAATAAATACTATATCGATGATGTTGCTAAGATCGCGAGAGAAATAGACATTATTGCTTATAAAGCGGCTAAAATCGAAGATATATATGTTTATACAACTCTAATAATTAGTTGTAAGAAAAATGAAGATAAAATTTGGGCGTTATTAACAAAAGATCTAAATAAAAACGATCCAAATATAGACCTAGAACCAATTAATAATTGGTCAAATCATCCTATAATAAAACATCAACTTACTAAAAACAATTTTGATAAAAAAAGCATTCCCACTGGTGAATTATATAATAAGCTATTTGGTACTAATAAGCAGATTTTTGCATTTCAGGAGATGTTTAAGAAAAATGGTAAAGTGGATAATGATAAAAATATATTCAACTCAATCACTTCTTTAATGAAATCACAATCTTATGAAATGGATTCTCTATCCAAAAGAAAAAAAGATAGATGTGTGTATTTTTTCCATCTACTATCTATAATTGATAGTGAATTAGTTCTTCTCGATTTTTCCAGTGAAGATATTAGAGCTAAAGAGGTGAGTTCTCAGGTCTATATTAGCAATTACATTATTAACGGAGAATCCGTTTCGTCAAAAATAAATTTCATGACAACAAATGGGTTTGATAAATTAATAATAAATTACAATCAACTTCACAAACACAATTGTAAATACACAAAAAACTGCCACAAAGAGTTTTTCAATGAAGCGTTCAAAAGCTTCGATAAAAGAAAAATATTAACCAGTGAACTTAAAATAAAATATGGGATAAAATTAAAATCTCTCATTTATAAAGAACTAAAGATATATGAAAAATTTGAAATAACCGATATCTGGAAACACAATAATAAAATCCAAGTGGATATAAAAACACAGAGCAATAAATTAATTTATGATTTAAATGATAACAATGAAATAAAAAATGAAATTTCAAATATGATTGAGGACATATTTAAAATAAAAATAGAAAATAGTATTTATTTTAATGATGACATCCCGTTTTAAAAACAAAAAATAAGATATAAAAATTATCAAGTACTTTATATACAATATATTGATAAATCTAACTTACATTCACTGGTGGAAAATGAATACTTTGATTAAAATAATGGAAAAATTCAGTTCACGCCCCCTATTCTTTATTTTTAGCGGATTAACTTTATGTAACTTTTTATCACACAAATCAGCTCTTAAAGATCCATCAATAGAAAATATTTTAATTTTACTTACCGCAATGTGTATTATAGTTTTTATAATGTGGGGATTCGAATGGTTAGTTAACCATTTCAATTACAGTCTTCAAGAAAACGATCGTGGAGACATTGGCTCTTTGATCGGGACTGCAGCTTTAGCCATCTATATAGTCAATATATTTCATTTTCTTAGCGAAAACTCCAATACTTTGAGCTTAAAGATGCTAACGCAGCCTAATTTTATTTACAGTACAACATTATTGCTCTTTGCATTAGAAACAATGAAAATGAGCAGATTCAAACAACGCTAAAATATAATTACTATTAAAAACTCTGGTGCAAGCATTGGAGAAATTAACTCCTAAGAGATTAAAAATACATTATTTACTCTTAATCAATTGGTCGGGAGTTCGAACCTCCCACGACCCACCATAATTATCAAGGATTTGCGTCAAATTCGTGAGTCCTTTTCTTTTTCAAGGATACCTATAGGATACCTTTTCAAAGTAATAGAAAGTATAACGAGTTAATGTAATTGCTGTACAAAACAAGCAGCACACAAGAACAAAAAAACCTTGATCTTAAAAAATGGTTAGATATTGCTCCATTTTTAATCTCAAGGCTCATATCAAAAATTATTCTTTTCACAAAATAAATAACATTGGGTAAGTAATTATTGTTGTGGTTTATTTCTAACCTTTCGCTCAATAAGCTGACCGCGTTGATCAAAATAGCGGCTAGGCCAAATTTCAGAGGGATGTATTTCGAGATAATTAGCGATGATCCATTCGCCTCTAGGCCACGGACGGCTAAGAGTATTTGCCAATGTAGATGAACTGAGTCCCGCCTCACGAGAAACGGCCGCTAAGGTTGTACCACGCTTACGCAATGCAGCGATAATGTCGGCTTGGTGCCAGTCATTTTTAACGTTATTCATTCCTGCTACCCCTTCCATTAATTGAGAAAATTGATGGTGGCGATTCAAACAGGGTTCGCAGTACCGGGAGTAACCATCCGGCGAGGCCGAAGCCTCCCCTGCCTGAACCACCATTGAAAGGGCGATAACAGGCACACTGGTAGAAATTTCCTACCAGTGGGTTACTCTTTCAAGGCTGCGAAACCTTGACCATTGGATTTTGCCAGTGGCGGAGGTACTTTAACTGATTGGTTTATCTGGTTCAATAAGCAAATCAGTATAAACGCTTAACTTTTTGCGTTATAGACCATGAAATATGTTAAGGTGCTGCTGCCCTTCATTTCAGATAAAAATAACTAACATGAATATCGATACATTAAGCGACAAGGAAAAAACAGAAGCATTTATATATATCTTAATCGCACGTGCTACTCATGGTGAATATGACTCGCAAGAATATAAGATTCTACGAAATTTTCTAGTAGGATCTATGGCTTACTCAAGTTTACTACCATCATTTGTTAAAACCTGTCGAGATCCCGATCAATTTTGGCACTTTATAAAGCCAAGATTTAATACTTATGCTGAAAGGCGTGATTATATTTGGAAGGAATTTAATCCTCTTTTAGAACATATAGAAGGAACAGGCCTCGCTGCTGCTGACCAAACTATCACTGATGGCTTACAAAGTTATGATGCTGTTGGAGTCAATGCTGCTTGGGCTAAAGCTCTTGATAGGAGATTAACTGATCCTGATGGCGCAATAACAGCTTCTCGGACACTAATAGAGACAGTATGTAAGCATATTCTTGATGAACAAAAAACTGAATATAACAAGAATAGCGATCTACAAGATTTATATAAACTTGTAGCTACTGAATTGAAAATTTCAGCCAACCAGCATGATGAAATTGTTTATAAGCAGATATTAAAAGGTTGCTCTTCTGTTGTCGGAGGACTAGGAACTTTACGAAATAGACTAGGTGATTCTCATGGACAAGGGAAAAGAGGAGTGAAACCATCCCCCAGACATGCTGCATTAGCAGTTAATATGGCTGGTACTATGTCATTATTTTTGATAGAAACTTGGCAACAAAAATTCAAATAACATCAATTATTCTTAAATAAAATATTTACCTATTTCACTGAGGGCTTGAATGCAAACCCTCAGATAATTTATCTAAATTAAATCACTTTCAATGCAAGTAATTCTCGTTTAAAACTATCACTCATCCCATAGTTTTTATGCTTAATAACCACACGACCACCTGAATTAATTTTTAGCAGCCATTCATTCACTTTTTTAGTGAATTTAGGATCCCATCCACTCAATGTAGCCCAGTTATTGAGGCTTTGAGAAGATAATTCACAATTTTCTTTCTTTAAAAATTTCAATGTATCTTTAATTTTACATTCATCGCTAGAATGCAGTGCTGATGTATTTAATGCATTGAAATTTTGAAGAACTAGTTCATGTATTTTTTGCATAAATCAATCCTAATAAATATCCAAGTCCATAGGTTAAGAGAACAATTATAGTACATAAAATAATCTATATTCCATCAAAAGAAGCTAATTTCTGCTGTTGTTCTTCACTGAGACTAAACGCAAACTCTTCATGCTCTGCCTGCCATGTGCCAAAGCTCATCAGAAATGCAATCGCAGGATCGATTTTATTCGCTGATTTCTTCTTATTCGGTTTTATATTGGCGTTTGCGTCCATTTCCATCACAACGTTGGCTATCGCCCATGCCAACACCGGATCGCCGTTGTGACGAATGACTTTGCGATTAACAAACACCTCAGCCGATTTCGCCACGGGGCTAAAGCGCATATAGGTTTGCGGGAATGGCTCAACCTCAATCCCTGCGCCCTGTAATTGTGTTCTAAGATGCGTGGCATTCCATGTATCGAAGCCCACCAGTTTGATATCAAAGTGCTGGCTGTCCCGTAAAATATCATCACGGATACGATCATAATCAATACAGTCGCCCGTTGTGGTACGTATCCAGCCCATTTGCGCCCATTGACGATACACTGTCCGATTCTTATTGGCAGGATTCTGTAACTGGGCTTCGGGCAGGTAATGGCGGGTCAGTAATAACAGTTCGTTATCCACGGGGAAGGTGTAACAGATACTGGTGATATCCCCTGTTGAGGATAAATCTAATCCGGCGTAACACTCTAACCCTTTTAGGTCGCTTTCATCATAATCTGTCTGGCAGGCTTTCCATGCCCCTTCACCCATCCACGGTGTTTCACCCTGACACCAGATATTAAAGCGTTTGGTTAACATCTCCGTCCATTGTGACGGAATGCCGCAGGCTTTCTGTATCGTGTCATGCAATGCGTCACTGTCTACCGAGACATTGAGATTGGGGTTAGCCTTGATCCAAAGTGTTTCATCATCAATTTCGTTCTCGTCGTCCAGCTCGTAGATCAGGGCAAACAGCGATGCGTTTTGCTCTTCGCCCTCCAGTATCTGGCAACAATAATCATAGTGCTGTTTACAAGCTGAGATTATGTTACTACCCGCTGTAGTAATGGCAAACAGGATACCTTCAGGACGTGCGCCCATTCCCAATTCAAGGGCAGAATACACCGCGTTATCAGGGTGTAAATGATATTCATCGACAATTGCCAGACTGGGATTAGTCCCTTCAATGGTGGCGGCTTTGGCTGCCAATGGTTTTAACAGGCTGTTGCTCTTTGCATAAGTGACTTTGTGTTGTTGGACAGTCACCCGTTTTTTGAGCGGTTTTGATAACAGACACATCTGGCGGGCATCATCAAACACAATACGCGCCTGATCACGGCTCACGGCGGCGGTGTAGATATCCTGCTGCCCGTCCTCCATCACCAGAAACCAGTTAGCCAGTATCGCGGCAACGGTAGATTTGGCATTTTTGCGCGGCACCTGAATGTAAGCACTGCGATATTTCCGGCGACCTGTAGTCTTAACTTTGAAGCCGAACAGATTAGCAAAGGCGAATTGCTGCCACGGTTCAAGCATAATGGGTTTGCCCCGCAAGTGGCCTTTGACATGCGGACAGTGACGGGAAAATGCAATAAAACGTTCTACCACCTCCGAATCAAACACATAAAGCGGGTTATTCAGGTCGTTAAGGTAGCGTTTTATCGCCTGTTTTACCCGTTTACAGGCCGGAATGGTGCCGTTTTCGATATCAAAAGCGTATTGTTCCCATGCGTTCATAGTCGGTCTAGCTCGTCCTCTTCTTCCGTTTCCACCGGATTTTTCCGCCGTGATACCGGATCAAAACCCAGTAATGAAGACATTTTTATCATGATTTTTTCAGCGTCGGCTTTGGCACTCAATGACGGATTACGGCTTTCACTACCCTGACTGTTCACAATGCTAAAGCCTCTGATATCAAGGTCTGCCACCGCTTTTCGGTAAATGGCATAGTTGACGCAGTACAGTTCTAAGTTGTTCCAGTCGGCGGCGGTCAGATCTTCCCGTTCGCCTAAGATTTTTGCCTTGGATTTCCACTGACTGGCGGCAATGTCATTAAGATACGTCGGGGGTTTGGGTGCCCTTGCCATAATTTTCTGTCTCCCTTGTGATTTTATTTTCAAAAAAACTGCCATGCGTAAAAATTGAAGGAGGGGGTCGGTTCCGCTGAGAAGCGCGTTTGTCATTTTTGATACCCCCACCCACTATTTCATTTGTTATTATTCTGCGACTAACCAACCGCGACGCTTTGCCGCTTCTGTTTCCCGTTCCTGATAGATACCCTGTTTGCGCTTCGCTTTGGTGATAGGATCTATCTGTACGGTCTTGCGGTTATGGCAGGGAGGGCATAACGATTGATGATTGGATTCAGGCCAGAACAATACATCAGCTTCACCCTGTATCGGGATAATGTGATCCACAATCGTTGCAGAGGCATAGATATCTTGCTGTAGGCAGTGGACGCACAACGGATTCGCTTTCAGGTATTGCAGCCGATAGTGTCCCCATCGGTTACTGTAGCCTCGTTGGGTTCGGGTTCCCCGTTGTTTGTCCTGCTGCCGTCGGGCTTCCCGTTGGTGTTGTTCACAACGGCCTGACTTCACACGCTCACGGCAATTAGGATAGCTACAGCGCTTTAAAGGTTGCCACGGCATCAGTAAACTCCCACATCACGATAGACAGACCACAATGATTTAATGGTGAAAGGCACCTCTTTAAGATCGGCATCCGTTGCCATCTCCCGATTCTCATACAGCAAACCGATATAAAGCAGACAGCCCACCTTAATAGCAGGGGTAAAGGCCAATCCGTTATCAAACCGCTTGCCAATATGTTGCTGGCAGACTTCCAGCGCGGCTTCGGCATAGCCCATCAATAAGGCATCATCAAACGTGTCGCTTTCATCCAGCCGGCAATGCTGTTTGATTTCATTCAGGGGAATTTCAATTCGGTTCATCAGAATACCCCTCCCTTACAAAGCAGTTCTAAGCGGGTACATTTCGCATCAGGGATAACCGCCACAATGTCAAAAGCAGTTCCTCTGGTATTAGCCCCGTTATAGAGAATGATATTGGCGGTGGTCACGTCATCACGGTAACGCAGCCAGATACGTACAGTGGCCTCAGAGAGCACGGCACCGGATGCCAAACGCTCACGCCCGCTAATCGCCCTCACTTCTGCCCAGACGGTGGCGGCATCCACCCACTTGTCAATAACCTGCCCTGACGGAGCGCGTGACTGCTCGGATTTCTGGATAGTCACCCGATGCCTCAATCTGCCTGCCCTCATTCCTTGCCCTCCGGTTGTTTCTTGATTTCTACCGTTTGCTTCCATGCCTGACTAAATTCATCTCCCCCTTCACGGGGAGCGAGTCCCTCACGTTCACGGGCTTCATTCGGACACATCACCCCCGACTTAATCGCTGTCTCATAGCTTTGAAAGCGTTCTTTCGGATTGGCGCGAAGCAAGTCGGCGGTATCAAACTCCACCTGATAACGAATCCCCCGTTTCGGAGATACCATCAGCAAGGCCGATTTGATTTGCTGTTCAAAGTTGGCGAGCCACGGGCGCATGGTAATGGTCAGAAAGGCGCGGGACGCTTCGCTAAAGTTGCTGTAAGTGCTGTTTGAATACTCTTGCAGAAAGATTGGACTGACGTTGAACATACGGGCGATATCGTCAATCGTGAAACGGCGGGAAGCCAGCCACTCCGCATCTTGGTTACTCATGCCTAATTGCTGGTATTCCATCCCGCCTTCAAGGATCGGCGTTTTCCCTGCATTGCGAGCGCCCTTGTAACGCTCTAGAGCTTCCAGTGCCTTAGCGCCTTTTGTACCATCTAACCAATCAGCGGATTTAATTACCCCTGCCGCCATCATGCCGTCTTTCATGATGCTGGCACCGTGGCGTTGTTGTGCCAGTCCCAGACCTAAAGTTTCACGGCAAATAGTCACAGGTGAGCGTCCAAGAAAACCGTCTTCGGTGGCATAGCGCAGATGCAAGATTTCTTCCTGTAAGTAGGTTTTTACCTTGCCGCTATAAGGTTCGGTGATGGTGTACGCGAACCGGTGATCCGATAATCGTTGTGGTACAACCGTTGACGGTGGGTAAGGATGCAACGATTGTGGCTGACCGTCCCGTCCCCAGACAATCACCGCATAAGCATTGCCATTGAGTAAGCAATGACGCATCAGGGTTCGCTTAAACTGAAACGGCGTTTGACAATCATTCGGGCATTCATTCAGCAAATAATCTACAGGGTGATCACTGAGCCATTCGCGGGATTCTGTCCCGCTCTGGTGCTGAACCCGATAAAGGTAACAGGGCATGGTAGCGACCGCTTCACTGATCACCGTGACAGCATTCATCACCGCAGGTAAGCCCTCCGCCGTAGACGGGGAAACATGCTCGCCCGATTTGGTGTTAGACACGCCCGCCAGAGAAAGAAACTCATCCATGCTCATGCTGCGGGTTTCCGTGTCTTTTCGCTTAAAAGGCCACATAATCACACCTCGGACAGTTGCAGCCAGTAATAACGCAAATCAACATGATTAGGCTTGACGGCATTCAGCGAACGCTTGGCAATCTCTACCCCACTTTCAGGGTAAGCGGGTAAGCTGGTGACAGTGATTTCCCGCAATTCAGCTTCCAAGACGGTTCTGATATACGGTGTTTGACCGACATCCCACTGATCTTTTAGTGCCCTGAATCCAAAGCTCATACCGGAGATATCACCGCGCTCAACCAAAGTCAGCACATCGCGCCCCAGTTGCGTATCAGGCGGCGTTAACTCGAAGCGTAATCCGGTGGCATCTTCGGCAAGCTGTAACGTACCGGACGTGGTACGTCCTAACAGGTTCATGTGGTCATGTTCATACAGTGCCCTGACATCAGCCCCCGAAGTTAAACTGGCGCTAAAAGCATTTGGGGCAAACTGTTCCACAAATTCATCCCATAAAACGTGGGATCGACTGTTCCACTTAATCACATAGCCTGTCAGTTTCTTATCACAGGCAGACAGGGAAGCCGTGCGGATTTCAAAATCGTTATTCATTTTATGGACTCCCAACAAGGGACTTTCGCCCCTTTCGCTTATTTCGACGTGGTTTTCACTTCAAGGATCTTGATTGCATTGGAGTCCACCAGACCGCCACCCAGATATTTATCGGTGTGTACCTTATAAAATCCCGGCTCGGTGATATTGTCGGGGCGGGTGCGGATGCCTGTTTCATGGTCAACGATGAAATAACCGCGTTTGAAGTCACCCAGACCAATCACACCATCGGGCATAAATTCTAGGTAGTGAACAGGCAAGCCCAGTAACATATCAGGATCGCCCGCTTGTAAACGTTCCCGCCAGATATAATCTCCATTGCCATTTTTCAGTTTTTGCACTTGGGCGGCAGTATTGGAGTTCATCACCCATACAGAATTCTTGCGGTATTTATTCTTAAGCAGGAACTTAAGATCAATCAGGCTATCAGCCTCAAGCGTGGTAGCTTCCAGTTTTTGCAATGTGCCAAAATCACGCACCTTGTCGGCTTGGGTGTCACGGGGATAGGACAGGAAGCCTTTCGCTTTCTTGCTACCGTCACCACTCACGAGATCCGTTTCTTCGGTATCCACGAACGTATCGGCAATCTCTGAGGTCAGCCAGCCCAGAACATCTACATCGCTAAAATCGATAATCTCTTGGGTGGTCTTGGGATAAGCGTAAATAGGGAACAGCTTGATGCTCACTTCTTCCATCTTCGGTGTGGTTGTCTCGCCACGTGCCTTGCCTTCTTCGCCGTGTGTCACTGCTGCGCCACCAACCGAAACAAGCTGCTTATACTCGTTGCTGCGTGTGGTTTTAATCGTACAGATTTGGCGCATGACAGATTCATCAGCCAATTGCTGCATGATCTGCTTATTCAGTTCAGGGATAACGGTATAGCCGCCCTCTGACGGAACGCCCGTAGACAAAGTGCGGGTTTCTCCGGCCAGAATATAGTGACGCAATTCGTCATTGCTGAGGTTCTTGCTGATCGGCTGGGGTTTACCTGCCTGATTACGTTCTTCATCAGACAGTGCTTCATAACGGGCAATTTCCGCGTTCAGGGTATCGGACTGGCTGCGCAGTTCGTCGAACTGTTTGACTTCATCATTGGTTAGTGAGCGTTTTTCATCTTCGGCTTTGGTGAGAAGGGAACGCATTTGATTTGTTAGGGTAGATTTTTGCTGGCGTAATTCAAGTAACTTTTTCATAGTGTCTCTATATAAAATATAATCGAGTTAGATTAGCTGTAATTTTTAACACCATGAGAAATAATAGAAAGTCATCGATTTGTGATGAGTAATCACACAATAACATGGGAATAAAAGGAAATTATATATTCAGGGAATTCAATACAAAAATATATTTTATAAACGAGACCAACCTTATTTTTTCAATATATCATATTGCGAAAAAAGAAAATAACGATATTATATTTCTTTTTAATATTTAATTTTATTAAAACCAAGAAACATTTATTATTATTGGTTATTTTAATCTATATAATTAGAAAGTATTAAAGGAAATCTGGAATGAATAGTATTGAATATTACTTTTTGATTTTAAAAATATCCCCATATCAAGGGCCAAGTTTCATTATTGGCATCTTTGAAACTGAACAACTGGCAGAGCAAGCAAAAAAAGAGTATTCCAGCCAAATGAATCAAGAAGACGGAGTTTTGCGCGAAACTCTCGAAATTCAAGCTATCCAGAGTAGTTACAGCTTAGATTCAACTGGTTATGTTGTATCCAGATATGCAGAAGGATTTGGTCAAACATATCGTGATTCTATCAACCTCTACAATGATAAAAAAATAGCAGAACAAGAAAGGAATAAATTGGAAAATCTTATTAATTTTGAAGAAATTACGTTTCCTGAATATCATGCAATGGAAGAAATAAAGCTGAATTTATTAAGAGATATTAAAGAAACTGGCTGGTTATCAAGTGATTATGGTGACGGCGGGTGGAGTTCATTTACTCAAGAAGATACATTGTATGAACTCTTATGACTGTGCTGTTCAGATAGGAGCTTTTATTTCCTATAAAAGCCCCCCTAAAAATCTTTTTCACGCTCTCAGTTATGCACCCTCTGCATAATACTCTGAAAGCCTTGCTACATCTGGGTTTACGGTAATTAATATGATATTCATTAACTGTATCATCTGTTCACTCATTTTTTTACATTAATGAAGAGAATGTATAGTAGTGTATAGCTAAAAAATAACTATACACCTATTATTTCCCTTTAAATACAGATAGATATTTAAAATAGTGCATGGAATGCAGACCTAAACCTAAAAATTTTATACAGCAGGCTTAATTGTTTCGTAACTCAGGCACAGACGGTAGCCACTCTTCTGCTTCTTCGGATAATTCAACGTTATAAGAGTAACCTTTATTGGTTCGCACTTTTCGATACTCCTTGCGGTACTCCAGCATAATTTTGGGAATGGATTCGCCAAACTTGGTTAGCGTCAACGGACGTTCAAAGCCGTGCGCTTCCATAAAAGACAAATAAGCATGATACAGATACAGCCTCGGTGCGCGTGGGCTGATATTCTTATTGCCCATCTTCATCCCAGTAGCTTCATTGACAGACACCAGATAACCGCAAAAGCGATACAGCGGATCGGAATTGCTTTTCACCGTTAACGCTTCATTAGAATCGCGTTGCGCCTGTAGCAGCTTTTTAGCCTTATTCTGGTCGGCAAATTCGCTTAACAAATGCCGAATAATCACAGGCAGTTCCCGGCTGATTTTCTCCGGCAATTGTGGGTCTTTCTCGGATTCTTTGACCGGAATATTAAACGGGAATATCACCCTACGCCGTGCAATCCCGCCGTTACGTTCCGTAAAGCTCATCGGCTCGTTATTGGTGGCTAATACTACCGCTTTAATGACTGTAGAAAATTGCTTCTCATATTTTCCGTCAACTTCAATTAGGTCGCCGCCTGTAATCGCCTTAATGCCTGCCCCTTCACCCACATATTTAACTTGATCGGGTAGCGTAATCAGGCTTTTCCCGACAAATTGATAGCGGCCTCTGGCTTCATCCAATGCTCTCATATTGCCACTGGCTGTATTATGCTCTCCTGCCAATAGTGTTGCTATATAGGTAAAGATACTTTTACCGCTACCACCTTCGCCCGTCACTTCAATAAATAGCTGCCAGTCATAGCGGTTTGCCAGGATCATAAACAGGGCGGCTTTGATGCGATTCATTTTGTGTTCATTGCTTCCCGCCGCATGGGATAGCCAACGGTAAAAATCAGGAGCATGATCCGGCAAATTTTCACCGATAGCAGGCGGGGTGAATGTAATGCCGTTATGGTTCATTAGCCAATGTTCCGGCTGATGTGGGGTAAATTGTTGTGTCGATAATTCATATACACCATTACGAAATCCGATTAAATCCTGCCGCTGTTCGCCGATAACCGGCACTTGTAATTTCATGGCACAGATAGCGTTGTTGATCCCGTTCGGGCTGTAAGGGGTTTCGTGCTGGTCAAAGATTGCCACCATTGCGCGACGCAACTCATTATCTGATACGGTCTGCCATGTCGTTCCGTTAAAATGGTAAACCATATCACTTTCTGGATTGACCGCGACCTCGCCATAGCGCTCGACCACCAACGCCCCGCGCTGACTGGCTGCCATTTGTGCCAGATTGTTGTTGGCTTTTTTTGGCTTCGATTCGTGGATCACCGCTTCTGCTTCCATTAGTCTTTTCTCCCCAACCTGATATAACCCGTTATTAAATGCCTGCTTTGCTGCCTCAATGCCGTGATGCTGGCGATAATCGTCCCAATCGACTTTCAATGCCGTTGACGGTAGTGTTACCCAGCCACTAATCGCTATAGCGGCCTTCTCTGCCGCAATCTTGCCAACGTTCTTTTTCAGCCTGCCGTTTTTGTCCCGTTCGTCCGGCTCGTGCCAGTCATTATCAGCAGCAATAATGATTTTCGCATCTGGCCACTGAGTTCTGACTAGCTCGGCAACTATAGATAAATTGCTTTCATCAATCGCCGCCAGCACGACACCTTTATGTAATTGCCTGACCGTTAAAGCAGTGGCGTAACCTTCGGTGATGATGAAAATGTCCGGCGTTCCGGTAATTTTGGATAAGGGGATAAAGCTGCCTTTCTTCTGCGTACCGGAAACAAGGCGCTTTTCCCCGTTCGGCTTGATGGTCTGAGCGCCCGTGATTATGCCGTCAAGCGTCTGAGTCACCAGCAATAGCGAGCCATCTTTCAATAGCCGTTGATTGGGGCATTGCAGCCCCTTTTTCGCCAGATATTGAGATTTCCCCGTGACAGAGGTTGCCACCAATGCCGCGATACGTTCCGCAATAAGTTTCACTGTTCGAGGCTTTTCTTTGGCGGGCTTAGGTTCCGGTAAGGGCAGTGCCAATGCGCCCGAAACCAACTTAGCCGCTGCAAAAACAGTGATCCCTTTAGCTCTTGCCACTAAATCCAACCCATCACCGTGATTCGGCTGGTCACACTGGCGACAATGCCAGTCACCGTTATTGTTATCATCCATAAAATGAAAACGATCAGTACCGCCGCATATCGGGCAAGCACCATGCTTACCCTTCGCGGGAACACCAACGCCACAGGCTGGCAAAAGGTTTTGCCAGTGATTTATGGCTGATTTCTTCACCGTATGGATAAAATCTATCGGGCGGATTACTTCGTTGTTTTTGCGGCTGTTATATCCATGTGAAGAGGTTTTTTTCATGATTTATTCCTCATAAACAGCCGCTTGAAGCGCGTGATAAACTTCCTGATTGATATCACAGGCCAGTGAAATTAAATCATGTAATTCGGTTGAACAATTATTGCTGGTTTGGTCGAGAATGATGTTAAATAAAGAGATCCCCAACCCCGCACGGTACATTGCCTGATCTAATGGAATAGATTGCTTATGCATGGAGTAGCTCAGCAATTTCAACATTAATGGCTTCGGTGAATGTTTCAAAAGCGCATGCTGAACTTCCTGATTAATATCACGCGCCAGTGCAATCAAGTTATTTAAGTCTATTGAGCACTCGCCCTTAGATTTTTCGAGAATGAATGTAAATAAAGACGTTGCCAAACTCGCACGATATACCGCCTGTTTTAATGAGATAGGGTTATCACGCATGGCTTACCTCCTGAATAGAAATAAGAGGCATAGAGGGAATTTCAGATAAACGGGCTTTGCCCTTTCCGGTTGGGAAGGTATATTGGTACATAGCTACCTCGATACTATCGTTATCGTTGGTGGTTAGATGCCTCGTTGGTGTTCCAGCACTACGAGGCATTGTTATTTTTACATTCAAGGATTGCTTTGATAAAATATGGTAGTTACCATACCTGAACTCATTATAACGGCGGTAGTTACCAATGCAAGAGAAAAAAGAAAAAAAATCATTCGATCGCTCAGGCAGCACAATGAAGCACATTCGCTTCGAAGATGAGCTACTTGAGCAAATAGATTTTGTTGCAGGAAAAGGCAACTTTAGCGCATGGGTTAAAGATGCCTGCCGTGAAAAACTCCTTAATTTAGGAATTGAACCAAAAGGTTGAATTGAGTAAATTTCATTAACTAGGCTCACCAATTTATTTATTCTATAAAATAAAAAGTTAATCATTTTAAGGGTAGCTTTCACAAGGCTATCCTTTTCTTTTGTTACCCAACTAACCATTTTATAAATGGTTGAAATATTATTTTCCTGATTTTTGGCATAGAAAACCCCATCACGGTTATTAGCCATGCTTTTCGTTACCATCATTTTTATTTACTGTGCTTTTTTCTGGTTTTCGGGTGGTTGAGTGTATTTTTTCATTACATCATCTTCACCGCGAGATTCTGCGATACGTTGAGCTATCCAACCATCAACTTCTGATTCAATAAAAGCTATTGAACGAGACCCAATTTTAACCTGTCTAGGAAACTTATCTTCCCCAATGAGCCTGTAGATCCATGCTTTACTGTAACCGGTTCTTCGTTGGACTTCTGGCAAGCGAATAAAATTTTCTTTAGATTCGGTAATTGCTGGCATATAAACCCCTTGTTAACTTGTCCATATTTGATGTTTCTAGACGTGATTAGAACAGGGATAATTAAACCGAAGTCATAATGTGAGATCATCACATTAGAATAGTAATTTGCTTCATACAAAGAATGTATTATGTCTGATAATTTTAATATTTAACTATTTTTAGTTAGAAATAACTATCGGTAGGAGATATGCCAGCCCGTAGAGGTGTACGGATTTTCGGGAGCGACCCTAGGCATAGCTTTATTCTTTAACGTCTTGGGTAGTCTGCTAAAGGCAATTATCGCTTTCTATTCATACAGCTAAGCTCGTTTCTTAAATTTGCCCTGCACCACATTTTCGCCCTGTCCGAGTACATCCATATAGTCGGCATACCATTGCAGCATTTCCCGACGACCATCTAGATATTGGGCGTGGTTATAAGTTCCTCGGATGCTGTTCTTATCAACATGCGCAAGTTGTGTCTCAATCCATGCAGTGTTATAGCCCTGTTCATGCAAAACTGTACTCATGGTATGACGGAATCCGTGGCCTGTTGCCCTTCCATCATAACCAATACGTTTAAGAACCTGATTAATGGCGGCTTCACTCATTGGCTTACTTGCATCATTCCTGCCATGAAAAGCAAAGTTAAATCGGCCTGTGATCGCTTCCAGCTCTTTCAGCAAGGTCAAAGCCTGTTCGGAAAGGGGGACGATATGAGGCCGACGCATTTTCATGCGTTCTTGTGGGATTTCCCAAATTGCTTTATCGAAATCAATTTCTGCCCAAGTAGAGGCTCGCAGTTCTATTGTTCTTAATCCGGTAAGTAAAAGTAATTTGGTAGCGATTTGAGTAATCTTTGTGGGGAGGTGATCAATTCTGCATTAAATAAAAAGATAGGGATTTGGCCGAAAGGCCTTGATATGATTGAGGTATAGGGGGAAGAGGCGATTTTGCACTATTCAGCGAGAATTGATAATTTTTGTTATTTTATGCGTTTAATTCTGCACTGTTTTGATCGTAGTTTGATAATGTTTAAACAGCATTTACAGGGTGATTGAATAAATATCAAATATCATAATCACCCTGCATTTTTATTTACCGCCTGAACGATACCAGTTTCAGGTTCCACGCTCCTTTCATCATTGCTAATGCGGCGCAAAATCTCTTTGTCCATCGCTTCATCACCAGGCAACGCAATCCTAATTGCTTGCTTTAACGTGTCTCTAATAGGCAAGGAATTGATAGCATCCTCAACATCTTGTTTTACTTGAGGTGTTTGTGTCATTGTTAATAATCCCTCTACACCTTTTCGGTGAATTAATCTCAATAACTCATTGATATCTTTGGCAGATAACGATTCAAATACATATTGCCATGCAGTAGATAACTGTTCGTCTTTCTTTTGCTCCATAAATGACAAGGAGTCTTTTCTGCTTGTGATTTCAGATGTACCTGCGGCGATCCACTCTACGCTCACTTGCTCCACTTGTGATATCTTTAGTGCCACATTGAGCGATGGCTCTGTTCCTCTTGTTAAGTAATTGTTTAACGTAGAAAAAGACAACCCCCAATCTTTCGCAGCAGCCCTAATACTGCGATCACCTATCAGTTGCTTTAACCTTCCTGCAATACTTTCCTTTGTCGGCTCGACAAAGGAAACTTCAGCTATTTTCTTTCCATTCATTTTCTTTTCTTTTTACATGTTGATTTATAAGGGAAAAATAAGATTAACTTTGACTTGATTCACATGTGAGAAAAGAAAGTGATTTTTTTGCTTTACATGACTCACTTGTGGATCAATACTGTATCCAGACGGATAACCCCAGCGGATTATCCGCGTGGATAATATTTTAGGGTAGTCGAAATATGAATGGAAATGAAGTGGTAATTCCCGTTGATTGGCATCGCATTGATATTGTGGCGGCTATACACAAAGCAGGTTTCACAATGAGAGCACTTTCAACCTCGGCAGGGTTAGCCCCTGACACATTAAAAAATGCCTTGGCTCGTTCTTATCCCAAAGGGGAGCAAATTATTGCGGATGTTCTGGGGACGACACCGGAACATATTTGGCCCAGTCGTTACTCATACAAACGTAGGATGTGATTATGTTTCTGACAGCGAATGAGTTAATAGGATTGCCTGCATTGCCCGGTTCGGTTCAGGGGATGCGTATGGCATTGAACCGGTTAACCGGGGATAACCCTGGGTTTGTTCGCCAGCGTCAGGGAAGTAAGGCGATGGAGTACCATATTGATTGTTTACCGGATGCCGCACGGGAGGCAGTACGCCGCCAGTATTTTGCGGCCGTACTGGCGCAGCCCGTCAATCAGGATGCGATCAATACCCCGGTTGCGCAGCCCGTGAGTCCGTTGGATGAATTGCAGTTAATGCGCCAGTGCCCGGCATTATTGTCCCGCGAACTGGCCACACTGACAGCACAGCAACGGAACGTCGCAGATGCCCGCGCCCTGCTGGCGCTGGAAGTTTTGAACTTACGTGATGCGGGCATGTCCCGTTCGGCGGCGGTGCAGTATCTTTCTGACGGGTCACGTCAGGGCACGCTACCCAGTGCGTTACAGTCGGCCGCCGATTGCGCCAATGCCCGCAAGGGGCGCCGTCGTGGTGTCGGAACCCGTGCCTTGCAGGAGTGGGTCACGATATACCAAAGCACCAATAATGGGGATGAGCGACTGGCGCTACTGGCACCCGGCCATAATAAAGAGGTGCGGCCAGAACACGTGCAGTGGTTTCCTATGTTCCTGTCGCATTATCGTAATGTCAATGGCCCGTCATTACAGGCTGCCTACCGCAGCTTCTGCGAGGAATGGCAACAGGTCTATGCTGACCAGCCCGCCATGCTGGAAACGCAGCCCTCATATGATGCCGTACGACGGGTGATGGCAAAATTACCGAAACGGGAGAAAGCGCGCGGCAGGCTCACCGGATCGGCTGCCCGTGCGCTGGAAACCTACCAAAAACGGGACTGGTCACAGATGCCGGTGAATGGTTGCTGGATCAGTGACGGTAAGAGTTTGAACCTGAAAGTGGCGCACCCCATTCACGGGCGTCCATTTACCCCGGAACTGACGTTAGTGATTGATGGCCGTACCCGCTATGTGGTTGGCTGGTCGCTGGATTTATCCGAAAGCACGATCGCCGTGGCCTCAGCATATCGTCATGCCATGAAGCATCACGGCAAGCCGCTGTTCGTCTATTCCGATAACGGCGGCGGCCAGACCAACAAAACGCTGGATGCCGATATTACAGGGATTTTCCCGCGCTTAGGCATCCGCCATATGACGGGGATTCCGGGCAACCCGCAGGCTCGTGGGATTATCGAACGCCTGAATGCGGTGATCCCCCGGCGCATCGCCCAGAAATTCCAGACCTATAACGGGTTAGGTGCTGACCGTGAGCATGTCCGTTTGACCGATCGCCGGATTAACTCCGCCGTGAAGGCACTGGAAAACCAGCGGGAACTGAATGCCGTCCAACAGGCCGCGCTGGCAAAACTGCCGTCATGGCAACAGTTGCTGGATGCGATTGAGGAGGAAGTTGAGCGTTACAACACCCAGCATGAGCACAGCGAATTGCCAAAACACAATGGCCGCCATCTGACCGCAGCGACGTACCGCCGTGCCGTGCTGGAGACCGAGGGGGATGAAATCGAATATCTGACCCAAATCGAATTGCGTGAGATGTTTATGCCCGAAGTTCAGCGGAGCGCCCAGCGTGGCTGGGTCGAGTTCAACAACAACCAGTATTTTGCTGAGAATCTGATCCAGGTGGACGGTGAGAGTGTGCGCGTGGCGTATGACATTCATGATGCTAATGAGGTCATCATCCGCAAAATGGATGGCACCTATGTTTGTACCGCTATCTGGAACGGTAACCGGGTGGCCGCCGTGCCAACCACAGCAATGGCGCAGGCTGTTGAGGCGCGACGCAATCGCCGCCTGGCGCGGGTTGAAGATAAGCGCCAGGAGATTGAGGCCGAGGCGCGGCCTGTCCTGGAATCCACGCCCTTGCCGGACTTTGGCGGATTTATTCCAGCGCCAGAAAAAACAGCAATACCGAACCGCAGCTATTCCTTCCTGCAAACGGAATTTGAGCAGCATATGAAAGATGCAGGCAATTACTAATATTTTAGGGGGTTATGATGTCTCTTGTTCAAGAACTGACGGAATTAATGGACGAAAAATGCTTTTCTCAGGCGCAAGTTGCGCGGGGCATTGGTCGCAGTACTGCCATGATTAACCAGTATTTACAGGGTAAATACAACGGTGATACCGCCACGCTGGAAAACCAACTGCAACAGTTTATCCGGCGTGAACGTGACCGGGCAAAACTCCGCCAGATTGTTCCTGAATTTATTCCAACCTATACCGCACGTAAAGGACTTGAGGTGATCAGGTTGGCGCATATGGACGGTGAAATCAACGTTATCTATGGCGATGCGGGCATGGGGAAAACGATGGTCATGCGAGAGTATGCCCGAACCAATGCGGATGCCATTTTGATTGAAACTGACCCCGGCTACACCGCCCGCGTGATACTGGAGGAACTGTGCAATCGTCTGGGTGTCAATCGTCGCGGCAACCTGCACGACATGAGCGAGGCGTGCATCACTGCCCTGCGTGGATCTGGGCGAATTATCCTGGTGGATGAAGCGGAAAACCTGCCGTACCGCGCACTGGAAACCCTGCGCCGTATCCATGATAAATCCGGTGTAGGTATCGTTCTGGCGGGCATGCCTCGCCTGATACTCAACCTGAAAGGCAAGCGCGGCGAGTATAAGCAGCTTTATAGCCGTGTCGGTTTTGCCCTGCCAATGGGGGACAGCCTGCCGGAAGCGGACATTCAACAGATTGCCAGCAGCCTGTTGCCGGAGGTTGACGGGGATGATATCCGTCAGGCGTTGTTTAAGGCGTGCAAAGGGAACGCGCGGCGGCTGTTTAAATACCTGCGGGGCGTGTCCCGTGCCAGCCAGTTGAGCGGGCAGCCCGTTGACGTCGGCATGATTAACGAATTCTCAAAAATGCTGATTAATTAATGAGGCACATATGTTAATTGATTTGGATACCCAAAATAGCCAATTGTTGTCCGCATTGATTCAGGCGGAATCGGTGGTCACCGCGTTATCTGAGCGGGGTATCACTGTCCTCAGTGTGATGATGCGGGATAACCGCCCCCGTATCCACATTGCCCGTCACGCTTACTGTGAGCAGTTGATCCGTGAGGGTCAGGCCGCTTATCTGCATTTTGGTCAGGGGCAGTTTAAACAGGGGATTTTTAATCAGGGTGGTTGTCAGGTTTATTGGTCGGAATCTTTACATTAAGGGGCGCAATATCATGGCAGTAAAAATTGAGATCTTAATTACCAGTGAGTCGGGGGAATTGCGGCATGAGCTGCAAGCAGGCGCAGCCGTTGCCGGGGAATTCACCCACCAGGAATACCGTGCAGCCGAAAGTTTGTACAGTGCGATTGGTGAATTGCTTAAGAACCATAGCGAAGGTTTGGTCATGCATCAGGCCGCCACACAACATAATCTTCACTAACTTTAACGTAATCAGGAAAAAACATGTCAACGAAAATACAACAATTTACTAAAAAATCCGCACCGGACGGCTATTGGATCGATGCGAAAGGGGTGTTGACTCCGGTGGAAATCATCAAAGAAATCGACTTTGAGCGTGACGCGCTGGTAGGGGAGCTTGTGCAGATGGCTTTTCGGGCGAATGAAGTGCTCGAAGAGCTTAAATTACGGGGATTTGCGGATATACAGGCGTTTGTTGATCTCTCTGCCGAGAAGTACGGCGCAGTCAAAGGCGGCAAAAAAGGCAATGTCACGCTGTATTCCTACGATGGGGACTACAAAATCCAGCGTGCCATGCAGGACAGAATTGCCTTTGATGAACGTTTGCAGGCAGCCAAGACCCTGATTGATGAATGTCTGGCAGACTGGACGGAAAATGCCCGCCCGGAAATTCAGGTGCTGATTAATCAGGCCTTTATCACCGACAAAGAAGGCGACATTAACACCGGGCGCGTGCTGGCTCTGCGTCGTCTGGATATCGACGATGAGCGCTGGGGGAAAGCCATGATGGCCATTGGTGAAGCTTTACAGGTGGTGGGCAGTAAATCCTATCTACGGGTGTATGAGCGTATCCGGGATACTGACCAGTACCGCCCCATTGCTCTCGATATCGCGGGGGTGTGAGATGGCCGGACGCAATCACTATGCTGCCTACTCATCCGTTGCCGCCCATGCAGAACGCAATACCGATTATCTGAATGCAGCAATGCTATGGGATAACGCGGCGCATTATGCCCGCAGCGCAATGGCACGTATCTGGGCAGAACGGCGCTGCGCATTTTGTCAAAACGCCGCCACCAGGGAATGGGGAAAGCCGGATGAAAGCGCCGCAGTTTAACCAGCGTTTCCCGATAGGGCACTGTTTTATCTATCAGCCTAACCGGGTTTTACGGGGCGGCCAGACCGTCAGAACGATTGAGCGGGCGCAGGACTTAAATAATATGACCGTGGTGGAAATCAGTACCGAACCTTATTTAGTCCGAATTGAACATTTAACACCGGCTTAATGTAACAAACTAAAAATTAAATACTTTTTAATATGGCGTAAATCTGCCAGGGGTTGGTTTACGCCAAAATTCAGCTAAATTAATGAGGAAGTTATGTCTTATTCTTATATTGTGACCCGTACAGGACGTCATTTGAACTATTCCAATGTCACGCCTGCTGATATTGATATTCGTGATATTGCGCAGGGTCTGGCAAATGAATGCCGCTTTAACGGCCAAATCCAAAATTTCTATTCTGTTGCCCAGCACAGCATTTACGTTAGCCAGCTCGTTCCGCCTGAGTATGCGCTGGAAGGTCTGTTGCATGATGCCGCAGAAGCTTACTGTAAAGATCTCCCCAGCCCACTCAAGGCTCTGCTGCCCTCCTATCAGGTTATTGAACGGCGTATTGATGCCATTATCCGTTTGAAATTTAATCTGCCAGTCCTCACTAGCGATGCAGTCAAGCACGCTGACTTAGTGATGCTGGCGACAGAACGCCGCGATTTGGATGTTGATATAGCGGGAAAGCCCTGGCCTATCCTGACGGGGATTTGCGCCAGTGACGATATCGCCATCATGCCACTCACCCCACCACAAGCCTTGTCTGCTTTTATGAACCGTTACCATGAATTAACGGAGGCGTTATGAATCCACGTCACCAATGCACAGCGTGCGAGAAATTCAAATCGGTTGATCGTTCCGCGTTGTCAGTGGGCGACCGCGTGACCTTTACTCACACAACCCGCCGGGAAACCCGCAACCGTATCACCTACCAGATGAAAACCGTCAAGGGGCGCATTCAGCAAATACAGGGTGAACAAGTGGCGGTGCGTTCCGGCAAGAAACTGTATTCGTTACCTCTGAGTGCTGTTAATCCGGCAGGCGCACCCTCAGCACTCTTCTATGCCATGGTGGGAACCTGTACGTGTGGGGGCAATAATGAGCATTGATTTAGCATTATTAAAACAAGAAATTGTTGACTGGCATGATGTTGCCAATGAGGGCTGTGATTTATTAATCGAGCATGCTGATAAGAAGATGGATTTTCAAATTGGCAAAATTTTTCAATGTAAAACTCCCGAAGAACAACGTGCATTCAGAGTCGGCGTTCTTCTTGCAAAGGCTCAATTTAGGGATTTGCCCTTCAAGACAGAACAGGAGGAAGATCATGATTAAACAGCTTTCACTGGTTGCCGCCATTGCGATAGAAATTAGCAACCAGCACCCCGGCACCACCCTCAGTCAGGCGCAATTAGCGACCATCATCGCCGCGGCCAATAATATTTGTGCGGCATTTGCACAACCTGAAATCCCAGAGCGCGATCTCTGTGATAGCTGTAATGACTGGCCACGTGGCGGCTGCCATTCCGGCTGTGTGGCCTATAAGTGAGGTGATTTATGACCAGTCAACAGCTTATTCGCCTGATTCATATCGCCAAAACCCAACTCAAATTGGATGATGAAACCTACCGGGCGGCGCTGGTTGCCGCGACGGGCAAAACATCCTGCCGCGGTCTGTCTCATCTGGAATTGAAAACGGTCTATGATGTGTTTGTCGAACGTGGATTTAAACGCCGTTTAAAACGTGAATATCAACGGGTTAAACCCGGTTTAAAGGGGCAGCCGCGAGCGCCTGAAATTGCCAAAATCCGGGCTATTTGGATCACCATGCACCAACAAAAATTTGTGATTGACGGTTCTGAAACGGCGCTGAACCAGTTTGTCCAGCGCCAGACCGCCAAAATCAATGGCGGTGTTGGTGTGGCCGAAGTGGGCTGGCTGGATGAATCACTGGCCTGTCAGGTTTTGGAGTCCCTGAAACAGTGGCACGGCCGGCTCATGTTGGGCGTTATGCATGTGCGGGGTCAGCACCTGCCGGAACGGCGGGGATATGATGCCCTGTGTGATGCATACAATAGGGGGAAATCCTGATGAAAATTGGTCGCTGCCCCATTTGCCATTCTGATTTTCACCTGGATGCCGTACTGGAGGATGATGCCGCCCGTCAATTACTGGCAAAACTGGTTGATTTGCCCGCAGGTTGTGCCCGTCATCTGGTTGCGTATATCGGGTTATTCCGCCGGGAGCGGAATAACCTGTCCAATAGCCGGGCGTTGAAACTGGCGGAAGGTGGTGCAGAATGGCTAAAGAACCAATAGCACTGGAACATGTCCAACAATTATTGCCGGAGTCGCTCCGGCATATTGCCACCCTGATCGGTTATCCCGCAACGTTGAAACTGATTGAGACATTCGGCGGCACCACTTTCCCATTCAGTCAGGGAAAGCACCCCCGTGGGCATCATCGCCAGAAAATGCTGGCGAACGCCATCGGAGCCGCCGCCGCGGACTGTTTGTCACAGCATTTTGCTGGGACGGAAGTGTACATCCCCAATGCTGCGGCAGCCATGCGGGAATGGCGTAACCAGCGGTTTTTATCGGAGTTCAACCAGTTGCTCAATGACGGGAATTCGGCATTGATGGCAATTTCCAAACTGTGCCCTATATTTGGTTTTAGTGATAGACATGCGTGGTCACTCTTATCGCGTTACAAATATTCTGATACGCTAAATCATCAATGTAATTTGTTTTAAACGGAGGTGATGAGAATGAAAAGAGTTTTACTGGGGCTGATGCTATCAACGTTATCACTGAGTTCTTGGGCTGTGGATGGTTATAAAGGTGTTAAATTTGGTTCATCTATTGATGATGTGATTAATTCCAAATTATGCACATATAAAAAAATAGAGAATAGTGTTTATAATATTAAAGAAGTATCATCTTATGTATGTTATGACCTCAACTTTTCAGGGAAAAAAACAACAGCGATATTTACGTTTATCGACAATAAATTTCAAAGAATAAGCATAGATGTCGACCCAGATACCGCCTACTTGATGGAGGCTTTGCAACATAAATATGGTCGCCCGTCTTCTAGACCTGACCAAGACCAAATTGCCCTCTCAAAAACCACTGGTATACCAGTGTCATTTGGTTTTGATGATGATACTATTTTTGTAGCAAAAAGATATACGAATGGAAATAGTTCAGCTCTACTGATTTACACAACTTCACATTATGAAGAAAAAATTCGTCAATTATCTACTTCTAATCTTAGTCAAGATATTTAGGTAACCACTGAACCCCTTCAACCTGTCTAATGCCGCAAAACCTGAAATACTGAACACCTTCCATTTTTTGGCAGGTGTTTTGTTTTTTGGGGGAAACATGCAGATCACTATCGAACACACCGAATTAGCGCAACTGGAATCCCTGCTACCGGATTCCGCCCTGCAATTGATCGACGTTATTGGTTATCCGGCCACTGCCCGGCTGATTAGCCGTTTTGGGGGCGTAACCCTGTCCGCCAAAACCGGCAAAGCCGCCGAACGCAGCGGCGGCGTCTATCGCCTGTTACGTGAGGTGTTGACTGACGAGGAGTGTAAAACGTTGATGGGCTATTTAGGGGATGCGCCGTTTTACATTCCCCGCTGCGAAACCGCGTTTCGTTCCCTGCGCAATGCCCGCTTTCTGGGGGAACTGACAGCATTATGCCAGGAGGGATTATCCCGCCGTCAGGCGATGGCGCGGTTGTGCCCCCGTTATGGCTTCAGTGATCGCATTGGCTGGAAACTGGTCAGTGAGCAGGCGGCGGAGGCTGTCCCTCAGTCACGTTTATTTGATTGAAATGTCCCTGATATCTGTGACACACTAAACCATGCCATCCAGCAGGCGACTGGCCTGCTGAACCCCCTCAAACGCTCCCCCCTTTTACCCTGCCATACACTGCGTTCATTGATTAAACAATGACATGAGGCACCGCAGGGATGAACGATGATAAATACTCCCATGCCACGTACGGTATTTCCGGCCTGATTGCCTGTTTTACCGGATTGTCCCTGTACGAATGGGGGTTCCTGATTGGTGTATTTGCCAGTATCCTGCTCGGCACATTGACCTACCTCCTGAACCGTCGTGAGCAGCAAAAACGCACCCGCATTTTGCAGCAAATTCTGGATCGCAGTGCGTCCCCGGAAACGCTGTCCGACATCGTGTCCCGTTCGCCAAAGGATGTCTAGTCATGGAGATGAAAAGCCGATTGAGCGCTGCCGTTATCGCCGCCATTCTGGCGGGCGCGGGTTCGGAGGTCATTCTCTCTCAGTTCCTCAATGAGAAAGAGGGCAATCGGCTGTCTGCCTATCAGGATGCGGGCGGGGTCTGGACGATTTGTCGCGGCATCACGCGGGTACAGGGTGCGCCCGTTCGTCGGGGTATGCGGCTAACCGCTCAACAGTGCGATGAATTAAACCGGATTGAAGCCCAGCGGGCCATTGACTGGGTAAAACGCCATGTACAGGTGCCGCTGACTGAACCGCAAATCGCCGGCATTGCCAGTTTCTGCCCGTACAATATTGGTCCCGGCAAATGCTTCTCTTCGACGTTCTACCGGAAGCTCAATGCCGGCGACAAGAAAGGAGCCTGTGCGGAAATCAAGCGCTGGATATTTGACGGCGGTAAAGATTGCCGCAAAACCCAAGGCCAAGCCAATGGCTGCTATGGTCAGGTTGAGCGGCGTGTTCAGGAGGCAGAGTTAACGTGTTGGGGGCTGGATAAATGAATCTCAGGCTCACCCACTATACCCTCATTGTGTTGGTTATTGCGGTAGTTTTAGCTGCATTCGTCGCCCACTTGTACCGCGCAGGGTATCAGGAGCAACAGCGGGTTAACCGCAGCCAAGCAAACGAAATCCAGCAACTGACCGACACCATTAACTACCAGATCACACACATTGACATGCTGCATGAACAGGATGCTAAACGTCTTAAGGTACTCGCCAATGCCAAATCTGAAATTGACCGGCTGCACACTGCTTCTCTTGCTCATCCTGAGCGGGTGTACATCAAGGCCTCCTGCCCCGTGCCTAAAACCGTTACCGCCCCCCGCGTGGATGATGCAACCCCCGCCCAACCTGCTGACGCCGCTGTCAGAAATTATTGGTTACTCCGAGAACGCATTGCCACCTCCGAACAGATGATTCTGGGGTTGCAGGACTATATCAAAACACAATGTCAATAAGGTGACCGATGACTAGTCAGATTAATAACGAATATGCAGATTCCGTATTGTCATTTTATTTGTTTGAGGGTGATTTTGGTGATGGGAGTGAACGCTGCCTAAAAGACAAGATCGGCGTAACTCGCAAAACCTGCCGCTGCTATATCTGCGATAAAATCATTCCGCCGAAATCCACCGCCAGATTATCGACGTGGATTTTTGACGGTGAAATTCATAATTATCGCTGTTGTTCTGATTGTTGTGATGCGATGGCGAAAAATGTGAATGGCGATAACGATGATGATTATTACCTCATTCATGATCGGTATGAAATGGGTGAAACATCCAGAATGAATAGGGGGCATCAATAATGAAAACATATGATTTTCCTCCGTACAGGATCAGTAGTCGGATGTATCCAATAACCGTTGTTTTAGAGCGTATTACCCATTTTCAGCCCATTGATTACAACGGTAATAGCGGAACGGCTATTTTTCTGGATACCGGTGTAGAGGTTTACACCAGCATGGGTAGTTGGGACGTCAGAAAATTGTTGAACGATGCTAATGGAGAAAGAGAAACACTATGAGCAAGCAACCCCGTAGCGGGAATAATCAGGTTTTAACAGCGCTGAACGCGTTAAATGATCGCCTGGATCATATTGATGACCAGATGGAGGCCATTCGCGAAGATGCCACCAATGGGGCGATGCGACGCGGGGCGATTGCGGGGGCAGTTTCCGGCACGGTGGCGGGCTGTCTGGTTTCGACGGTCGTGTTGTTGTTACGTACCAAAATGGGTGTCTGAGATGGCCTATCCGCAGGAGACGCGAGATAAACTCCGCCGCATGTATATCTTCAATCAGTTATCACTGGAAGTGACCGCCGCACAGTGCGGTGTGGCGTTCGTCACTGCCCGGCGCTGGAAGAAGGAGGCACAGGAACGCGGCGACGACTGGGACAAAATGCGTGCTGCGCAGACGATGGCAGGCGGCGGCATTGAAGAAGCCGGCCGCGCGGTGCTGATGAGCCTGGTGGTGCAATGCCAGACCACAATGGAACTGCTCAACACCACGCCGGATATGCTGCCCCAGCAGCGGGTGGAGTTATTGGCGAGCCTGGCGGATGCGTTCAATAAGGCGACCAGTGCCAGCAAGAAAATCTTACCGGAAACCAACGAACTGGCAACCGCACTGGAAATTGTCCAGAAACTGGGTGCATTTATTAACGAGCGGTATTCACAACATAACGCGGCCTTTCTGGAGATTTTGGAAGCGTTCGCCATGGAGTTAGAGCAACATTATGGCTAAAAAATTCTCAATCAAAGACTTTCGCGCCTCGCTTCAGGACTACATTGTCAGCCTGCGCCAGACCATTGAGGCGGAGTGTCTGGGGTTTGATGCGGACGCGAACGCGGCTAACGAACGCCGCCATAATGTGGACAACGTGGTTAACGGCTATAGCTTCTTTGTCGAGACCTATTTCCCGCACTATGTGCGCCACCCGTCGCGCAGCCAGTTGCATAATTACCTGTTTACCCGCCTGCCACAGATTGTGGCCAGTTCGGCGGCCGAAAGTGACGCCATTGCCGCACCGCGCGGTGAAGCCAAATCGACGCTGGTCAGCCAGTTGTTTGTGCTCTGGTGCATTATTCGGGGCATCAAGCGTTACCCGGTCATCATTATGGACAGCATTGATCAGGCGTATCCGATGCTCGAAGCCATCAAAGCGGAGCTGGAATATAACCCGCGCCTGCGTAATGACTACCCGGATATCTGTGGTCAGGGGCGCACCTGGCAAATGGGCACCATTGTCACCCGTAACAATATCAAGGTGACGGTGGCGGGCAGCGGCAAGAAGTTACGCGGTCTGCGCCACGGCCCGTATCGTCCTGATCTGGTGGTACTGGACGATATCGAAAATGACGAGATGGTGCGCAACCCGGAGCAGCGTGACAAATTGCATGCCTGGCTGACCAAGACCGTGATGCCGCTCGGTGAGGCAGGCGGCAAAACCGATATGGTCTATATCGGTACAATACTGCATTACGATTCCGTGCTGTCCCGTACCCTGAATAACCCCATGTGGCGAACGGCGCGGTTTAAAGCCATTATCCAGTGGCCGGCCAATATGGCGCTGTGGGATCAATGGGAAGGGCTGGTCAATAATAAGCTGTTGGATGCCGCTGACCGTTTCTATCACGAGCACGAAGCCGCCTTACTGGAAGGGGCAATCGTTTCGTGGGCAGCGCGTCCCCTGCTGGCGCTGATGCGTATCCGCGTGCGTGACGGGCACGGCACCTTTGACTCGGAATACCAGAATGATCCAGTCAGTGGGGAAGATGCGATTTTCGCCAACAGCATCATCTTCTGGTCGAATCATTTATCTGACTGGCTCTATTACGGGGTGTGTGATCCCAGCCTGGGCAAAATGAGTAAAAACCGTGACCCATCCGCCATTCTGGTCGGCGGCTTTAACCGGATGACGGGTATCCTGGATGTGGTGGAAGCTGATATCCGCCGCCGCCTGCCTGACAAAATTATTGCCGACATTATCCAGTATCAGCGCCAGTACGGCTGCCTGACCTGGTCGATAGAGTCCGTCCAGTTTCAGGAGTTTTTGCGTACTGAGTTGGTGAAGCGGTCGGCACAGCAGGGTATCCCCGTACCTGCCGTTCCGGTGATGCCATCCAGTGACAAAATCTTACGTATCGAGTCGTTACAGCCCCATATGGCGAACGGGCTGATCCGTTTGCACCCTACCCAGCACACCCTGATTGACCAGTTACGTCATTTTCCGAAAGCGGATCACGACGATGGCCCCGATGCCCTGCATATGTTGTGGTCACTGGCGGTATCCCGCGCGGGCAGTACCGAAATTTATACCCGTGCCCGGCGTGATGGCGGACACCGTTTTGGGTCGGGCGCGTGGTAATTGTGGAGAATATCATATGAATAGACACAGGGTTATAGCCTATCTGGGGTTTGTTGGGTTTTGGTTTTTTGTCACGCTGGTGATGGGTATTGTGCTCTCTAACTGAGGAAAAATGTCGTATGGCAATTGTTGATATCTACGGTAATCCCCTCCAGCGGGAGGCACTGAAAACACCCCAGACAGTGAAAACGGCACAGATGCAGCGCATCTATCCTGACCATCCGTCGCGGGGAATGACCATCCGTAAACTGCCACGCATCCTGCAAGCGGCCGAACAGGGTGACCTGAGTGCGCAGGCCAGCCTGTTTGGCGATATGCTGGAGCGTGATGGCCACATATTTGCGGAAATGGAGAAACGTAAAAACGCGCTATTAACGCTGGACTGGTCGATTGAACCACCCAAACGGGCGACAGCACAGGAGCAGGCCATCACGGCACAGGTGCAGGAATGGTTTGATGCCCTGCCGGAGATTGAGGATATCATCCTGAATGGGATGGAGGCAGTCGGGCACGGGTTTAGTTGTCAGGAAATCGAATGGGAGCAGGTGGACAAAGTGTGGTTGCCGCGCGCGTTATATTTACGGCCCCATTATTGGTTCCGTACCCTGCCGGAGCAACGGGATGAGATCCGCCTGCGGGACAATAACGGGTTGTATGGCAGCCCATTATGGCCGTTCGGCTGGCTGGTGCATCGCCACAATGCCCGTAGCGGGTTCGTGGCAACCAGTGGGTTGTATCGGGTATTGGTGTGGCCGTACCTGTTTAAAAATTTCAGCCTGCGGGATCTGGCTGAATTTTTGGAAATCTATGGCCTGCCCGCCCGCATCGCGACATACGCCCCCGGTACGTCCGATGATGACCGCGATCGGTTGCTGGATATGCTGGTCCGTTTGGGTCATGATGCGGTCGCGGCTATCCCTGCCGGAAACGAGATTAAATTCGAGAGTGCGGCATCGGGTGGCAGTGACCCGTTTATGGCGATGATCAACTGGGCCGAACGGACACAATCCAAAATCATTCTGGGCGGCACACTGACCACGCAGGCAGATGGCAAATCGTCCACCAACGCGCTAGGGAATGTGCATAACGAGGTTCGCCACGATTTGATGACCGCCGATGCCCGCCAGTTGGAAGGCATGTTTAAGAGTTTGATCCAGATGATACTGGCGCTCAATGGTCATACACATGTCAATCCGCACCGGATGCCACGCTTTGTGTTTGATACCCGTGCCGCCGTTGATTTACCGCAGTTTGCCACGGCCATATCCACTCTGGTTAATCAGGCGGGGATGGAATCTATCCCGGTTTCCTGGGTGCATAAAAAGGCCGCCATCCCGACCCCACAGGATGACGAACCGACCTTACAACCCCGCATCACGGGCATACTGCCAACGCCATTGAGCCACGGCCTGTCCCGTTCTGGTCTGGGGGTCTTAAGCCAGGTTCATGAGTCAGCGGATATTGATCCGGCCCAGATTGCCCTGGATAATGCCCCGCCGCTGTCTGACCCGATAGGGGCGGCCATGAGCCAGTTACTGTCCCCGCTGGTCAGCGCCCTGCAATCCGGCCAGAGCGTGGATGAGGCGATGAATATTGTGGCGGCCAGCTACCCGGATTTGGATGACAGCACGTTACAGCAGCTACTGGCACAGGCGATTTTTGTGGCCGATGTCTGGGGGCGCCTCCATGCCGACACGTAATAAAATCAACCTGGGGTATGTGATCGGTTTGCCGCCTAAAGAAGCGATTGACTATTTCCAGCGTAAAGGTTTTGCCATCGGTTTTAACTGGCACGAGGTGGAAGCGCTGGCGCATGCCCGCGCGTTTACCGTGGCTGGCGTGTTAAAACTGGATGTGCTGGCCGACATCCGGGCGGAACTGCAAAAATCACTGGAAACCGGGCAGACCTTCCGCGACTTTCAACGCAACCTCCTGCCGATACTGGAACGAAAAGGCTGGCTCGGTAAAGGGCTGGTTGCCGATAACGACACCGGCGAACTGCACGGTAAGCGGCTGACACCCCGCCGCCTGGATACGATTTTTAATACCAATATGCAGTCAGCCTATATGGCTGGCCGCTATCAGCAGCAGATGGACAGCGTGGATGAGCGCCCCTATTGGGAGCGCGTCGGGATTATGGACAGCCGTATCCGTCCCAGCCATGCGGCGCTCAACGGGTTTATCGCCCGCTATGACGATCCCATCTGGCAATCCATCTACCCGCCGGACGGCTATCGTTGCCGTTGCCGGGTGCGTACCCGCAGCGAAGCGGATGTCGAGCGGCTGGGGTTGATGGTGCAGTCGACCGAGGGGCGGCGGGTTGAAGTGCAGCAGGAATATGGCGTTCCGGGTGAAACCCGTCCGGTAATGGGCTTTGAAAACCCGATGACCGGCAAGGTGTATACCCCCGATCCGGGCTTTGGGTTTAACCCCGGTCAGGTGAGCTGGCAGCCCGAACTGGACAAATACCCGCAACCCGCCGCCAGTCAGTATGTCACGGGGACGTTAACCGGACCGGACTTTATCCGGGTATTTAAACAGGCACTGAAACAGGATGCACCCTCATCGTTACAGCGTTATCCGGTTGCCGTGCGCCCGCGCTCTGGCGGGTTACCATCTGACCCGGTGACGGTCGATGCGCCGACCCTCAAGCGGCTGGCAGATCAGGAACAAATTGACCTGGCCGATTATCTGGCGCTCCAGCAGATTATTGAGCAGCCCGAACGCCAGCACCTGGCGAAAGACGGCACGCAGTATTATGGCGCAAGGCGGACAGGAGTATGGTGGATAGTCAGCGTGCGCGAGGGACAATTACACAATGTGACCCAACAGGCGGATTTCCATGTTCCAGATTGATATTGATCTCAAAGAATTTCAGCAGGTGATGCAGCAACTGACGGACGGGCTGGGTGACCGCACCCCTATGATGCGCCAGATTGCTGCGACGATGGCCGATGCGGTCGAGGAAAATTTCAAGCAGCAGGGGCGACCTGCCTGGCTGGGCTGGAGTCCGGCTTATGCCAAAAAGCGGGCGGGCGGGAAAATCCTGCAACACACCGGGCGACTGGCGAGCAGCATCCAGCCATTCAGTGATAACGATGAAGCCCTGGTCGGTACGAATGTGATCTACGCCCGTATCCACCAGGAGGGCGGCACTATTAATATGCCTGCCCGTAGCCAGCAGGCGCATTATCGGCACAAAAAGGGCAAGCGCCGTTTTTCCAGCAAAGCGAAAGCGGATCACAGCCAGTGGAACACCCTGCCGGCTTACAAAATCCAGATGCCTGCCCGCCCGTTCCTGAAACTGACCGACAGCGACGCGGGACAGATCCAGGATATCCTGGAACGTTATCTGCAACAGTTGATGGATGCGCCCCGATGACGGGAGTGTAAAAACGCCCTGCGTGCCATTATGGGGCGTTTGAATCTGTTTTGATACAATGTGTTGCCTTTAACCGGTTACGCCCGTTTAAATCGTTTTTAAACGGGGTTTAAATGGGGTTCCGGTTCAGGGCAAAGCGCGATACACTGCCTGCCAGCATTTTCCGCCCCTATTTTTCGTTTTCTGCTCGCTATTCAGTCACCTGCTGAACCCCCTCAACCGCATCCCCGATAATGGTGCCGTTATGCTGCGGGCATGAAAACGACCATTGCCGCTTTAACCTCGCTTATCCGGGGTAACCACCAGAACGAAATCCAGCTTTTCCCGGCCGGAGAGTTTCGCGCTAACGATGGCCGCCCGGCGGATTGTGCTAGCTGGGTGATGACCCGTGAGATTGCCGACCACCTGATCCAACAGGTGGCTGTACGTGAAACGCCGCTGGTGATTGACTACGAGCACCAGACCCTGCGTGCGATTAAAAACGGCCAGCCCGCCCCGGCGGCGGGTTGGTTCCAGACGCTGGAATGGCGCGAGGGCGCAGGCTTGTACGCCACCAACGTTGAATGGACAGACAAAGCCCGCAACGCGATTGCCGCCAAGGAATACCGCTTTATTTCCCCCGTATTTTTGTATGACCAACAGGGTCACGTGACTGCATTACTGCATTCGGCGCTGACCAACACCCCGGCACTGGACGGGATGGACGCGGTGATGCTAGCCGCTGCCTCCCAACTGGCTGCCCTGAATACCCCACAACCGGAGGATCATTCCGTGGATGACGAACTCATCAAGGAACTGCTAAACAATTTACGCTGGATGTTGAATTTGCCTGCTACTGCCACGACGGAAGACATCAAGGCCGAGCTGCAAAAAGCCATTGATTTAATTTCGAACGGTCAGGGCACCGCCACGGCGGCCAGTCAAGGTCTGCTCGCCTTGCTGCAAGCCCAGAAGACCCAGATTGCCGACCTGTCATCAAAAGCCTATGACCCGGCCAAGTACGTCCCGATTGCAGGCTATCAGGAGCTGCAGGCACAACTGAACAGCGAACGCCAGCAATCGCAGGTGAGCCAGGTTGACAGTCTGGTGCAGGCAGCGCTGAGTGATGGCCGTTTAACCCCGGCGCTGGAGGACTGGGCTAAATCGTTGGGTCGCACGAATTTTGCCGCACTGACGACCCATCTGGAAAAGGCGCAGCCCATTGCCGCGTTGTCATCGCTGCAATCGGGCGGACAAATCCCTGCCGCAGTGCAACCCACATTAACACAGACAGCGGAACTGGACGCGGATGCCCTTGCCATTTGCAACCAGTTCGGCCTGTCCCCTGATGACATTCAGAAACAACTGGGAGAACAATAATCGTGGCAATCGATCGCAATACCCCTCATCGCGAGGGTGAGTTATTCAGTGTGCCCTGTGACGCGGGTGCACAAATCGGGGGCGGCCATCTGGTCTGCGCCAATGCCGCCGGTTTTGCCGTGCCGGGTCAGGCCGATGCCGGACTGACGGTGCTGGGCGTGGCCGATGAGTTCGCCGATAACCGCGATGGTAAACAGGGTGAACGCCAGGTCAGGGTACGCCGTGGCCGTGCATTCTATTTCGACAATGACAGCGCCCAGCCCGTGACCCAGGCGCAGGTCGGCCAATCCTGCACCCTGACCAACAGTGTGACGGTCAAGGCCATCAAAGGCGACACCTTGCCCGTGGTCGGTCGTGTGCTGGAAGTGTCTGTCAGTGATGGCGTTCTGGTTCTGATTCAATAGGAAAATCTGATGCTTGTTAATAAATCCAATTTAAATGTGCTGTTCCTGGCGATTAAAAGCACCTTCCAGAATGCACTGGATGCCGCGCCGTCGCAGTGGGAAAAAGTCGCCATGAAGGTGACCTCAACCAGTAAGGTGAACGATTACACCTGGTTGTCGAACTTCCCAGCCATGCGCAAATGGGTCGGCGAGAAAGTGGTTAGATCCCTGTCCGGGCATAAGTACACCATTGAGAACGACGACTGGGAAGCCACGATCGAAGTCGATCGCAATGATATCGAAGACGACCAGACCGGCCAGTACGCCATTCAGGCCAAAAGTGCCGGCCAATCGGCGGCGGCACTGCCCGATGATATTGTTTTCGAACTGGTGAACTTGGGATTTGAACGCCCGTGCTACGACAAACAATATTTTTTTGACAGTGATCATCCGGTCGGCACCCGGTCGGTTTCCAACAAAGGGAAAAAGGCGCTGTCCATTGAATCGATGGCGAAAGCGCAGGCGTCCTACGGTGCCGCCCGCACAGCCATGCGTCAGTTTACTGACGATGAAGGGCGTCCGCTGAATATCAACCCGAACATTCTATTGGTGCCGCCCGCGCTGGAATACACCGCCCGCGCACTGATGACTGCTGACCGTCTGGAAGACGGCAAAGTCAACCTGTTTAAAGGCACGGCCGAAGTCGTCGTCGAACCGCGCCTGACCCATGACAGCCGCTGGTATCTGCTGGATACCACAAAATCCATCAAACCGATTATTTATCAGGAGCGCAAAGCGCCGGTGATGGTGGAACAAACCAGCCTGGACAGTGACGATGTGTTTACCCGCCGTCAATACAAGTTTGGCGCCGAAGCCCGTGCCGCAGGCGGTTTTGGCTTCTGGCAATTGGCTTACGGATCAACCGGAGAAGAACAATAATGCCGATCTTAATTACAGCTAAAGTCGCGGGTTTCCGCCGCTGTGGTATCGCCCACAGTGACAACACCACGTCCTACCTGGATGATCGTTTTACCGCCGCGCAACTGGCCGAACTGCAAGCCGACCCGATGTTGGTGGTGTCTGTTGTCAATGAGGCAGATGTGCCGTCACCGGGGGTTGATATCCAGACTCAGGTTGCCGGACTGACTGAGGAAGTCTCACGCCTGACTACCGAACTGGACACGGTGACCGCAGAGCGTGATGCCCTGAAAAAAGACCTGGCGGCACTGAAAAAGGACGCGAAGAAGCCAACTAAAGAGGACTAACTATGTATGCCACCCAGCACGACATGATCCTGGCCTTTAGTGAGCGTGAATGTGTCAGTCTCTGCGATCCCGAAATGACCGGACAGATTGATGAGCAAACCATGAATGCAGCCTTAACCCGTGCCAGTGCCGAAATTGACGGTTATCTGGTCGGGCGCTATGCCACGCCGTGGCCGGATACCCCGCGCATTCTGGTCGGCCGTTGCTGTGATATTGCCCGTTACCACCTGACGACAGCCCATCGGGTGATGTCAGACGAAATTCGCCAACGTTATGAGGATGCGATCCGGTTTCTGGAAAAAGTGGCCGCCGGGCAAATCAGCCTGGGACGGGCTGATAACGGGCAAATTATCCAGTCCACACCTCAAATGGCGTTTGGCAGCAGTCCCCGCCAGTTCGGCCGTGATGCGACAGGGGGAGGGGCATTTTGATCACCCAGATAGAACAGGCCATTTGTCAGCGGCTGGCCGAAGGATTAGGCAAGATGACCCGTACCGTGACCAGTTACGGCGGGGAAATCGACGAGGATTTGGGGCGGATTGTGCGCGTGTTACCGGCGGTATGGGTCACGTTTGGCGGTATCAGCAAAACCGAGCCGGTTAGCGTGTCCAAACGCCAGTACAAACCGACCGGACAATTTGTCGTGATTGTCGGGGATTACAGCACCCGCAGTGAAGCGGCCTCCCGTCGGGGTGGCGTCAACGTGAATGAGATCGGGTGTTATCGCCTGGTCTACGCGGTCAGGCGGCTACTGACCGGGCAGGATTTGGGATTGAAAATCAATCCCCTGGTGCCGGGTCGTGTCCGTACCCTGTTTAATACGCAGGTCGCTGACCGGGCGCTGTCGGTCTTCGCTTGCGAGTTCGATACCCAATGGCTGGAGGGGGCACTGGCGTCAGGAGCCTGGCCCGAACACACCCGTGACCGGGCACACCCTGACTGGTTGTATAACGAATACAGCGGCCAGGTGTCCCAGCCAGACCCTGACCTGTTACGGGTGGGCACGAGCTACGACCCGCCCGGTATGGGATCACCCGATGACCCGGCTGATTTAGTCAATCTCAGGAAAAACACATGAGTACGTTAATTGTGACTGCCGCGCCGGGGCTGCGTGTCCCGCTGGAAAACCAGTCGCGGCGCTACATTGGTGCCGAACCCGTGACGGTGCCGGATAGCGCCTATTACCGTCGGTTAATCACGACGGGGGATTTAGTGCCTGTTGTTCCCACCCCGACAAAGGTGGGTAAGTCGAGGAAACATGATTAGTTTTGATACCATTCCGTCCAGCATCCGCAAGCCGGGCAAGTATTTTGAATTTAATACCCGCCAGTCATCCCGCACCTTGCCGGGCAACCCACAACGGGTATTGATTATCGCCCCGATGGACTCTGACGCCCAGGCCGCAGCACTGACCCCGCTGGATATCTATTCCGATAACGACGCCGCCCGTCAGTTTGGCGCTGGCTCACTGGCGCACCTGATGGCCCGTGCCGCCATTCAGGCCAATAGCTACCTGCAATTGCAGGTGATTGGCATCAAAACCGCCACGGCGGGTCAATCCGCCCGTGCCACGCTGAGCCTGACGGGTCCCGCGACAGGCAGTGGCACCCTCTATTTGTGGGTCGGTGATCAACGCCTGGATATTCCGGTGGAATCCGGCGACAGCCTGGAAACCCTCAACGGGGCCGTCGTTGCCGCCGTGACAGCGGCAACCGCATTACCCATCACGGCCAGCACGCTCAATCAAGGCAGTGACGAGTCGCCCCGCTACGTGATCACACTGGCAGCCCGTCAGGCGGGGGAATTTGGCAATGCCATTCGCCTGAAAACCGAATGTACCGCGAAAGGGGTCGGGGTAACGTTGTCCGCGATGGACGGCGGTGAAAACGATCCGGATATCCAGCCGGCACTGGACGCGGTGTTTGCCGCCGGCCATCAAATCATTGTCAGCCCCTTCAGTACCCAAACGGCGTTACGGGCCTTGCGTACACACCTGGATAAAACCGGCAACGCCATGGAGCAGCGCGGGGCCATTGGTGTGGCAGGCTGGACAGGCACACTGGCAACGGGCACGACGCTGGCAGGCGAGATTAACGCTGGCCGCCTGACGCTGGGCTGGTATCCCGGCTCAGCCAAATTGCCCGCGGAACTGGCCGCGGCCTACGGTGCGGTGATTGCCAGTGAGGAAGATCCGGCGCGTCCCCTCAATACCCTGCCGTTGACCGGCATGGATATCACCCCCGTGACGCACCGTGCCAGCCGTAACGAACAGGAAAACGCCCTGCATAACGGGCTGACGCCGATTGAGGTCGGGGCGGGTAATCGTGTGCAGATTGTGCGAGCCATTACCACCTATACCCGAAACGCCGAGGGCGTGGATGATATTGCGTTATTAGATCTCACCACCATCCGCACACTCGATTACACCCGCAAGGCGTGCCGTGAGCGCATTTCACAGCGTTTTCCCCGTGACAAGCTCAATGAGCGGACACGCCAGAAAGTGCGCTCTGAATTGCTGGATGTCCTGCTCAAACTGGAAGAGTCTGAGATTCTGGAGAACGTCGAAGAGAACAAGGACAAGCTGCTGGTCGAGCGCAATGATAAAGATCCCAATCGGCTGGATGCGGAAATTCCGGCGGATGTGGTCAATGGCCTGCACGTGTTCGCCGGCCGTATTGACCTGTATTTATAAGAGGTGTTAACCCATGTTAGAAGAATATGTCGGCGCGATTGTGCTGGAAGTCGATGGCCGCGAAATTGAGGTCACCGATTTGGACGTGCAAATCAACACCGGCCGCAAGCTGGTCAAGACCATGAATAAAACGGGCAGAGCCAAGGGCTACACGAGCGGTATTGCCACTTATGACCTGTCGTTGTCGGTGGTCATTCCGCTGGATGGCGATCTGGACTGGGGCAACCTGGTCGGCGTCAAAATCACCCAGTACCCGGTCAATGGTAAAGGGGGGCGACGTACCTCCTATCTGGACTGTTTCACCACCGAAGTCGGCGCGAAATACACGGTCGATAACGAAGCCAAGCGGGATATCAAAATGGCGGCCGTCCGGGAGGTCATCGAATGATGACACACACCGGAAAATTGCTGTATGGCGTTGAACATGGCGGGCAACTGCACTACGAATTTGAGGTCAAGTTGCCGACCATGCGCCAGAGCTATGAGGCGCTGGATGAAACGGAATCCGTGTGCGGCTCTGTGGACGGGCACGCGTCTGACCTGCATTACCGTATGGCGGTGGTGACAAAATGCCTGGTGAACCTGGGCAACATCCCGGCCGCGGACATCACCACAGAATTACTGCTGGATCAACTGACCAGTGATGATTTTGACCGGCTGGAGCAAGCCATTGCCGATGTTAAAAAAAAGCGGCTGCGGCCACCGAACGACGCAGCGGAATAATGTTTGTCAGTATCGCCCTGGGGCAATACGGCCTCAGTCATGAACGGATTATGGCAATGAGCCGCCCTGAACTGGATGGCTGGATTGCCGCCCTGGCGCGGCTACAGGGTGCACCAGCCAAATCCCCGCGCCATAAGCGGAGCAAATCCCTGCGCCAGACTCAGAAAAAACAGCCCATCCAGCGAGGTTAAGGCATGTCACGTGATCTAAAAATATCTTTGGCGGTGTCGTTCCGGGATGAAGCGTCGCGGGATGTCATCAAACTGTTGCGGGATGTCACCAAAGGGGCGGAAGATGCCGGAAAGGCCGCCGACCGTGCGGCTGAGCGTGAAGGCCGCCAGCAGCAACGTCGTCGCAAAGCCTCACAGGAGATGACCGCCGCCGCCCGCCGGCAGGCACGGGATGACCGTGCCCGCGAAACGCTGGGGGTGCGTGCCGAGCGGGCCATCCAGCGGGAAATCACCCGCACCATTGCCAGCTATAACCGGCTGGCTCGCAGCGGAACCTTGTCCGTCGCCGAACAAAGCCGGGCCTATGATGCGATGCGCCAGCGGGTGGCGGCGCTGCGCAATGAAATGCAGGGGGTCAGCCGGCTGGCAAAGTTAGGGGCATTTGGCAATAAATTTGGCAATAAGATGATGACCGTGGGCGGCGGACTAGCAGCGGGCGGGATGGTCGTGGCGAAACCGGTCAAGGAGCAAATGGGATATGAACAACGGCTGGCGTACCTGAGTAACACCGCGTTTAATGAGCGGGATGTCGCCGGCCGAAAAGCGGGCAAGGCCGAGCTGCATAACATTATTCGCACGTCGGTTGAAGCGGGTGGCGGCACCAAGGAGCAGGCCACGGATTTACTGAGTGAAATGTTAGCCAATGGTGCGTTCAGTTTTGATGAAACCAAAACGTTAATGCCCATATTACAACAATATGCGACGATCACCCAGGTCAGCGGCGCGCAGTTAGCCAAAGTTATCGAATCGCTTAAGGGCTATGGCATCACCTCCGCCGACGATATGATGAAAGCCTTGGATGCCGCCATCCGGGCAGGACAGGAAGGATCGTTCGAATTTGCCGATATGGCCCGATGGTTACCGGAAATTTTGTCAAAAGCCAAGGAAAACGGCTACGCTGGCCTGGAGGAACTGGTTAAAATTCTTTCCTATACGCAATCGGCGAAAAAAAATGCCGCCTCATCCGATGAAGCCGGCAATAACCTCGCGAATTTAATCGCTAAACTGAACAGCACCGATTTATCCCGGCGGGCGGCCAGGATTAAGTTTGATGGTTATGGTATCGATATTGCGAAAACCCTGGCCGATGCCCGGGGAAAAGGCATCGATCCGCTGGAAACCTTAGTTTTATTGACGGACAGGATCGCCACGCAAAACCCCGAATTACGCAATATAGAAAAGGCCCTGGCGAGTACGGACCAGAAGTCACCGGAATATCAGCGGTTATTACAATCGCAACAAAAGATATACGAAAGCTCGTCTATCGGCAGATTACTGGCCGACCAACAGGCGATGATGGCCTTGTTGGCGATACGTAACTATCGTCAATTCATTAGCGATGTTCAGGCGGATGTGCGCAAACAATTAACGATGCCCAAAGGCCAGGGTGAAGGGGCGAGGTCTCTGGTCGTTATTGCGGATGAGAATGAGTTTAAACTCCAGCAGGCGAAAAATGCCAAAGACTTTGCTGAGATGGATGCTGTCAAACCGTTGTCAGACTTCACGGGCGATGTCTCAAAATTGCTGACCGATTTAAGCAAAGAATTCCCCACTCTCACTACCGCCGTTGTCGGGGCTACCACGGCCATTGAGGCGATGGCGGTCGCGGCGGTCGCCTTTGCCGGCCTGAAATTTATTACCGGCCGGAGCGGTATACCGCCCGGCAGTACGGCGGCGGCAGGCGGCGGCTCTGGTGGCAACACTGGCCGATTTGGACGGGTTGGCCGTTGGCTGCGTACCTCGACCAGCGGCCTGACAGGGAGTCTGTCACGGCTGTTATCCACGCCAGCGGGTCGCGCCATTCCGGGTATTGGCGCCGGGCTGGCGGCCTATCAGGGCACCCAGGATTTTCCCCTATTCCAGATCCAGAGCAAGGATGAAAAGCTGGCCGAAGTGCGCCAGCGTCTGGGACGTGAACTCACCGAACTCGAAACGGCCCTCTATGGCACCGCGGGGGCAAAGGATGCCTGGAACGACATTAAATCCCTGTTTGGCGCTGATGAGGAACTGGCCATTAAAAAAGCGCCTGTCACGATGCAGGACGTGGAAAAAGCTGGCATTGTACCTACAACAGTCAATACCTTCCCAAAATCACAGACCAACACGGCACCGCCTCCACTGCCACCGATTACCATTAATTCTCAGTTAACGGTCGATGGACGTGTACTGGCCGAGGCGACAAATCAATACAATGCCGCTGAGGCGGGACGCGGAACCGGAGGGCTATATCCATGAGCTGGCGTGATGATCTGCAAGACGCGGCCTTTCGTGGGGTGAAATTTGATGTCCTCAATACCCAGGACAGTATCGCCCGTGATCATGAAGACCATGAATACCCCTTTATGGATGGGGCAACCGTCATGGATTTAGGCCGCAAGGCGCGAAATTTCCGTCTGTCTGCGTTCCTGTGGGGTGACCGTTATAAACGTCAGTTGGATGCCCTGATTAAGGTGCTGGACACGCCCGGCACGGGCGAACTGATACACCCGATTTATGGTTCTATTCCCAAAGCACAATGTATCGAGTACCAAATCCAGCATGAAGCCGAAGGGGTCGATGCCTGCAACGTGGAGCTGGTTTTTCTGGAGTCCACAACCGGCACTCAGCTACACGGCTCGGCACACCCTGAACAGTTGGGTGACAGCCTGTTTGATAACATCACCGAACTGACTGAACGCGCGTCAGATTTGTTTGAGCAGGTGATGGCGCCCGTCCATAAAAATATGCGCTACCTCGCCAAAGGCAAGGCGGCGTTGTCCGGCATGTTAAACACCCTGACCCTGATGCGTGGCGAGATATCCAGCGTGGTCAGTCAGGGGATTGATTACCTGAATTATCCCCGCGCATTTGTTCACGACCTGCAATCCATTCTGGATGTGCGCACGGGCGGCATCGGGGATTTGCTGAATCTCAAATTCCCCGGCGTGATCAATTTGGGTCGCAGTGGGCGTTCATCGGGTAGCAGGGATTCATCGGACAGCCCGGCCTATTCTGCCCGTCAATCCGCCTCGCGCCGCCAAAATGAGGGGTATTTGCCGGGTAGGACAACCACGGCCGCCGTCCTCAGTCAGGGGATCAGTGCGACAACCTTGTTATCGGCGTGGGGGGACAGTGTCGCGGTCATACACCAGTTAACTGCATTGCCTGCGGCGCTGGTTCAGCGTGATATGGCCGCCCCCGTTCCCATGCCGGTGGATGCCAGTCTGGCGGATGTCCGCGATCTGGGTGTGCTCTATCAGGTCATGGCAGCGGGTGAACTGGCGAGTCTGGCAACCGCGATTTTATCTGATGAGGTACAGCCTGACCAATTATCGCCGGATGATATCACCAGCATCATCAATACAGTCAGGACTGCTATTCTGACCGCGATGGTCGAGGTTCGGACACAATACCAGCCCAGCACCCAGCGCATGAGTGAAGACAGCGAGCCGGTGGGGTTGTTGTGGCGTGGCGTGGTGTCCCAGTTGAAACTCATCGCCCTGGAATTGCAGACGCTGGCGATCATCGTCATGAACCGCCGCCCGCCGTTAACCCGTCGCACGGTCACCTCATCAACCACCAATTTGTATTTGCTGGCGCATGAGTGGTATGGCGACTATCGCCGTGCCGCCGAACTGGCTCGCCTGAATCCGTGGTTACGTGATCCGAACGCGATTAAAACCGGAGATATACTCAATGCCTATACCCGATAAGACAGCCGTGCCATTCGAGGATAAGCCTGTCCTGTTGTTAAATGGCAAGGTGCACGGTGGCTGGCAGCACTACCGCATTGATAGCGATTTTCTGAAATCCGCCGATGCCTGGCAATTGTCGCTCGGCCTGCCAGATGGGGTATTCCCGGTGGATGCGGTACGCGGCGCACCCGTAAAAGTGAAAATCCGTGATACGGTGATTTTGTCCGGCCGGGTTGACAGCGTCACGCGGGACGTTTCCCGCCGTGGCGTCACCCTGAGTTTGAGTGGCCGTGATGATGCGGCGATTTTGGTGGACTGTGCCGCCCCTATTTTTAGTGCCCGCCAGTTAAACCTGGATGAAGTCATTGCCAGTATCGTTCGCCCGCTTGGTATCACCCGCATCCGTATTCAGGCGAGTGGCATGACACGCAACGATCGGGTTCATATCGAACCCGGTGAACGGGCATGGGATGCCCTGGCACGGGCCGCGGCGGCGCGAGGCGTTTGGCCGTGGTTAGATCCCGATGGCACGTTGGTTATTGGTGGCCCAGACTACAGCAGCCCGCCCGTGGCAGATCTCATCATGCGCCGTGATGGTCAGGGCAATAACCTCATTTCGTTGTCAGACATGCGCAATATACAGGGCTGTTTCTCTGAATTAACCCTGCTGGCACAAAGCCATGCCTCGACCACCGATAACCAGAAACTGAAGCCGGTGGATGTCACTGCCCCTCAAAAGTTTACCGTCACTGACACTGATGATGATTCAGGCAACCAGGCGAAAACCGGACACCATAATTACCGGATTAAAGTCACTGACCCGACTGTTCCCTATTATCGCCCGCAAATCCTGACGAACGGGGATGTGGACAACCAGCAACAATTGCAGTACCGCGCCCGTAAAGCGCTGGCTGACGCCCGTTTAACCGGGCTGGATATTCGGGCGGAAGTTCACGGCCACCGTACCCCCAACGGCGAACTGTGGCAACCGGGGCAACGGGTGCGTATCCAGAGCGAACTGCATGGTATTGACGGCATCTACTTCCTGATGGGTCGTGAGTTCATCGGCGGCCGTCCGGGAGGGATAATGACCTCACTGCGATTTAAAGAGGATGGTGTGTGGATCCCTGACGCCTATCCAGACAAGAAAAAGAAGAAAGGCAGCAAGAAAAAAGGCAAAGATCAACTCCGGGCGGTGCCCGTGTGGGAGAATAAATAATGTGGCCGCAAGTCAACCAGCGTATTAACCAAGCATTAAACAGCATTAGAATGGCCTTCAGGGCGGTGTTAGGCACGACCGACAGCCGGGGTAAAGTGCAGACGATTCAGGCCGAGGGGCTGGCGGGCGAGCAGCTTCAGGGACAGGAATTTTTCCAGCAGTATGGCTACACCTCTAACCCGCCACCGGGCACGATGGGCATTGTCTTGCCCCTGAACGGCCGAACCTCACACGGCATCGTCATCGCCACCGAGCACGGCGCGTACCGCCTGACGGGGCTGAAAACGGGGGAAGTGGCTGTCTATACTGATGAGGGCGCAAAAATCGTACTGAAGCGTGGCCGTCTTATCGAAGTGGACTGCGATACCTATCGGGTTAACTGCAAAGTATTTGAGGTCAATGCGGCGACCAAAGCCGACTTTAACACGCCCCTGGTCACGACCAGCGAACAACTCACCGCAATGGCACAAATCACGGGTCACGGCGGGATGGCGATTCAGGGTGGTAAAGGGGCGACGTTTGAGGGTAATATTAGCCAGACCGCGGGCAGCTATCAGACCACCGGAGACGTTCAGGCAGGCAACATTGCCTTGAAAGGCCACAAACATCCGAACGGTCACAACGGCAGCAATACCGGCTCTTCCATCCCATAATCATCTGCTGAACCCCCTCAACTGCTGATATTTGCCCATGCTGCCACACTGTGCAGCATGGACAGATTATTAAATCCCCAAACGGGTGACTATACCGGCACCCGAACAAACAGCCTGGAAAATGCGGTTTACCTGCGGCTCATGACGCCATTGGGTAGTTACTGGGCTGATCCTGCGCTGGGTTCCCGTTTGCACGAACTGACCCGTGAGAAAGACGTGTCACGCATTTATGTGCTGGCGCGTCAGTATGCTGAACAGGCGTTACAGCCGATATTGGATGATGGCCGTGCCGCATCAATCAGCGTGACGGTACATCGTGACCAGCACAAGCGGGCGCTGCTCTGGATTGAGGTCACTGATGCCGCAGAGCAGACCCATATTTTTAAACACACCGTGAGAATCGCCTGATGTGGATCACCCCGGAATTTCAGCAAATCCGCGATGACCTGTTGCGAGACATCAAGAATCAATTGCCAGATGCCGATACCGGCGCTGACAGTGATTATTTTGCCCGCGCCTCATCGGTGGCGAGCGTGGCCGAGGGGATTTATCAGCATCAAGGCTGGATTGTCCGTCAAATATTCCCGGATACGGCCGATAGCGACTATCTGGAACTGCACGCCCGTACCCGTAACCTGACACGCAAACCCGCAACAACGGCTAAAGGTATCGCGAGCCTGACGGGTTCACCGGGCGCAACCCTGCCCGCCGGGGCGGAAATGCGGGGTGAAACCGTATCCGTTAAAACCACGGTTGCGGTGACTATTGATGAGCATGGACAAGCGAAAGTCGCGGTTATCGCCAACCAGTCCGGTGTCGCAGGCAATCTGCCATCACCCGCCGATGCTGAACTGGTCAGTGCCCCAATGGGGATGAATAGCCGTGTGGTTGTCCAGACATTAACAGGCGGCACCGATGCCGAAACCGATGCCAGTTTGCTGACACGACTCCTCGATATCATTCGCCGCCCGCCCGCGGGGGGCAACAAATACGATTACCGCCGCTGGGCACTGGAAGTACCGGGCGTCACCGCTGCATTTGTTTACCCGTTACGCCGTGGTCTTGGTACGGTCGATATCGTGGTCACGTCAGCCGATGGATTACCGTCAGCAGACACTATCAAAGCGGTGCAGGAACACATTGACGGTGTTCGTCCTGTCACGGCCAAAAACTCACTGGTATTGGCACCCACATTACGCCGCGTGGATTTTGCTATTGAGGTTGTTTTGGATGGCATCACATTGGCAGCGGTTCAGCAGGAAATCCAAAACGTTATCACCGACGCCATAGGACGGTTAGCACCCGGTGAACCGTTGATCCGCAGCCAAATTGAAATGCGTATTTCCCTGATCCCCGGCATTCGTGACCGCCATATAGTTGCGCCAGTAGAAAATGTTGTCGCATTGGTGGACAAGGATCACCTCGAATGGTTGCGGGTTGGTCACATCACCGTCAGGCTTTTTGCTGCATGAAATCATTACTGAAACAGTTATTACCCCCCGTCAGTTACGCACTGGATGCTCCGTGTCTGGATGCAGAACTGGAAGCGGAAGCGCGACAGTTGACGCAGGCAGAACACAGTGCCGCGCGTGTCAGTGGTGCAATTACGCCATTTTTCGCCCAGTCACTGCTGCCTGATTGGGAACGTGTTCTTGGCATCACCCCAAATGCAAAACATAACTATCAGCAACGGCTGGAAATGGTCTTACTGAAACTGGCCGAAACAGGCGGGCTGTCGATTCCGTATTTTACCTCGTTGGCTGCCCGTTTGGGCTACACGATCACCATTAGCGAACCCCAGCCCTTTCAGGCCGGTATAAACCGGGCGGGTGACAGGCTGATGCACCCTGATTCATTGTGGATCTGGATAGTAAATATTCATGGTGCACGCACGCAAATATACCAATTCAGGGCGGGCAGTTCGGCGGCAGGCGAGCGGTTGTTATCGTTTGGCGATCCCGTTATTGAGTCTGTTTTTAACGAACTGAAACCTGCTCATACATTCTGTCATTTCACGTATCAGGAATAGGAATATGCAAGAATTAATGCCCCCTGTCAGTACGCCTGACAATGTGTTTCATGATGGCGACCCCACCACGGGCGCATTCGGTACGATAGTCCCTGCATTGTGGCTAAATAATATCCAATTTGCCGTCAGAGATCTCCAACAGGAATGCAAAAACATTCTGACTAGCGCGGGTTTTGCCCCAGACCCCAGAAAACAAAATCAACTGGCCGACGCGATCAGTCAGTTGATTAAAATTTCTGTGCCGGCCGCGACTGTAGGCCGTTCGGGGATTGTGTCACTGAGTAACGCGACTAACAGCAACAGTGAAACCGATGCCGCTACATCAAGGGCAGTTAAAGCAGCCTATGACAATGCCAATACCCGGCTGGAAAAATCCAAGAACGGCGCGGACATTCCAAACAAAAACGAGTTTGTGAAAAACCTCGGTTTAGCGGCAGGCTCGGCGTTACCCGTTGGTGTACCGATTCCATGGCCGCTGGCAACGCCGCCGGCTGGGTGGATGAAATGTAACGGTGCTACATTTACCGCTGCTCAATATCCCGAACTGGCACGGGTATACCCCGCATTGCGATTACCAGATTTGCGTGGGGAATTTATTCGAGGATGGGATGATGGGCGAGGAGTCGACGCTGGGCGTGCACTGCTTTCATTACAACGCGATTTATTTAAGTCGCACAATCATTATATTTTAAAATCATGGGCTTCAGATAGAGTCGACCCGTCAGGAGGCGGTTACGCCGTTGGCGCAGATGCAGGAGGTTATCTGACCGATATACCTATTTCCAATGAATATACCGGGGGCAACGAAACCCGCCCACGTAACATCGCATTTAACTACATTGTGAGGGCAGTATAATGATTGCAAAATTAGACAAAAATCATATCGCCACTGTTGCGGGTAATATTACTGTTTATAACTATCATAGCGAGACACGGGAATATAGCTCTGCATCTGAGGAGTATTTACCCATAGGTTTTGGCGTCCCTGCACATTCCTGTATTGATGCACCAGATGACCACAAACAGGGTTATACCATCTGTCGGTCATTGGATTTATCCGCGTGGGAATACGTCGCAGATCATCGCGGCGAAACTATTTACAGTATTGAAACAGGTGCCGCGCAGGTGATTACCGAACTCGGTGATTATCCACCAAAAACAACACCAGAGGCACCCGCAACACCGTTTGATAAATGGAACGGCAAACGGTGGGTCACAGATACTCAGGCACAACGCCAGTATGAACAGCAACAGGCTGAACAGCAAAAATTATCATTGCGACAACAGGCTGATATTGCTATCACTCCATTACAGGACGCCGTTGACCTCAATATCGCCACCGATGCCGAACAGTTTGCGTTAACCGCATGGCGACGTTACAGGGTGCTGCTCAATCGGGTGGATTGTTCGACCGCGCCCGATATCCAATGGCCGGAGCAACCGGAGTGATAAAAGGGGCTATGCGCCCCTATATTATTTGTATTATTCCTATTCAGCTAATTTTTTCTGTTGTTGATTCCAAATGGAGTTTTCCGGCATTTGCACTCGGATGGATATAGACCGTCCGCCAGGAATATCAACCGGATCGCCATCTGAATACCCCTGCCGCACATTTTTAGCGAACTCCGGTGCATTATGGTGCTCTCGGTGATAGGTCATTAATTTAATGGAACCGTCCGGCAGCACTTTGTAATCGACCCAAATCAACGGCAGTTTATTTTTGCACATCGGTATTTCCACCCCGCCATCAACACCGCCCCACGCAGCATCGGCATTGAATCCCAGCACGTTTTTGATGAGATAGACGCCCTCAGATAAACGTTCAACCGTTGCGCCTGCTGATTCGTCGTTGGTCTCGAATTCGCCAGCGCTCCAGATTTTGATGATGGGTGAGGCGCGTTTCATGAATCCGTCAACGATGGTGTAATCTGTGTTGAGGGTGATCGTGCCGCTACGTTGTGGTAGAAATATGACATATAAATTATTGTCCGTTCCTGTATACCGCTCGTAAAAATACAATTGAGGCTGTCGAATGGTAAAATCAGCCTCAAATCCAAAAAATGTATTGCGATATTCATCGGATCGAAAATTAATACGAGGCCATCGTCCTGCTACCTCGGCGGTATTAGACCTTTGTCGGAAAAATCTCTCAGAAACCCAATCACGGTCAGCCGCATTCGCCGCTAGTCGCTGTGTTTCCGCCAAACCGAGGTTTAATACAAATCAATATATTGACCTATCCATCTGATATAATTGCCAATTATGGAATAAATGGAGTTTCAAATGGCAAAAATTGGCTATATCCGCGTGTCAACAAATGACCAAAACAGTGATTTACAGAGAAATGCATTGATCGGGGTGAATTGTGAACAGATTTTTGAGGATAAAATCAGCGGGAAAACAGCCAATCGACCGGGATTAACACAGGCGTTGGCGCACCTGAAATCAGGCGACACACTGGTAGTCTGGAAATTAGACCGATTGGGGCGCAGTGTGAAAAACTTGATTGCGCTGAACGAGCGGCTTAACAATGATGGGGTTCATTTCCAGAGCCTGACCGACAGCATTGATACCAGTACCCCGATGGGACGGTTTTTCTTCTATGTCATGAGTGCGCTGGCCGAAATGGAACGCGAGCTGATTATTGAACGTACGAATGCTGGATTAGCGGCAGCACGGGCACAGGGGCGAATTGGCGGGCGTCCAGTGGCACTGCCGGAAGATAAATACCAGCAGGCGATCCAATTATTGAATCAGGGAAAAACACGGCGTGAGATCGCCAACGCGTTTAATATTTCACTGTCAAGCACTTACAAATACCTGCCTGTAGGTCGTGCGGCTAATGATGATACTTTTAATTAGGTGTTTTATTCTGCACTGTGCATTATGGGGCGGTAATTTCACTTGAAATAGTGCAGAATATACCGCCAAATAGTGCAAAATTGGCCGCCGCGCTACATCTTACTTCCGCTATAGAGGGAAAGTGCCTGTAGAAACGCGGGTAATTCATCAACATTCAAATGCGGGAAATGTTTGGCTTTCGGTGTTGCTAATGCTCCAGCCAGTTCAGCAGCAGGATTATATTCTGCTCTTCCTGTGACAATTGCGTATCTGAAAACTTGGTTACATGCCTGCCTGATCTTTTTCAACTTATCAAGAACGCCGCGCTGTTCCATTTTGCGCAGGACGGTGAGCATGTCTAAGGGTTTGATATCAGTGATGGCATGTTTGCCGATATAGGGGAAAATATCTTTTGTGAAGCCTTCTAAAAGGTCATCTCCATATCCCTTTGACCAATTAGGGAGCTTGTAAGCGTGCCATTCAAGGGCGATTTTTTCAAAGCTGTTATTTACTATGAGAGCCTTTTCTCTTTTTTCCTGTCTTTTAACTTGCCCTGGATCATCGCCATTTACCAATATTTTCTTGGCGTCCTCTCGTTTGTTTCTGGCTTCTACTAACGTTACGGTGGGATAAGTGCCAAATGCCAATCGCTTCTCTTTACCAGCAAAGCGATATTTTAACCGCCAACATTTGGAACCATTCGGGAAAATTTCTAAGTACATGCCCCCACCATCGGAGAGTTTGTACGTTTTGTCTTTGGGCTTTGCGGTGTCTATCTGTCTGGCTGTCAACTTCAT